TTAGAGAGCCAACCCGGCTTTCACTCGCTGGTAGACGATCCCTTTCTGCTCGTGGCCGGCCTGGTAGTAGGCCGTCATTTCCTCGGTCGAATGCCCCATCAGCGCCTGCACATATTCGAGGGCAAACCCCTGCTGCTCGTACAGCCAGGCGCCCAGCGCTCGTAGCTCGTGCACCGTTGGCCGTGCCAGCGGATCCTCGATGTGGTCGTAGGCTCGAGCGGCGTCCCGCGCTTTGCGAAATTCCTTCGTGAGATAGTCCTCGGTGATCGCTGACCAAGAGACCTTGGCCTCGATCTGCTCGCGTCGCCGCGCGCGGGGTCGATAGCGCAGTAGGGTTGGGCCCGCGATCGGGTCGGCGAGGCATTCCTGCACAACCGCGCGGAGGTCGGCGCCCATTTCGATTTCAAGATGTATGGGGGCGCTGTAATTCTCGGTCTTGCCCGGGCTGACGCGAATGACGTTGCTTTCCATATCGACGTCAGTGCGCTGCAGCGTGACCAGGTCCTCGCGGCGCTGCAGGCTGAGCAACGCCAGCCGGATGGCGCGCTTCAGCCAGTCAGGTGTCGTCGGCGCGGCCAGGATCTTCTGGACACCCTCCAGCGTGTGCCGCTGGCGCCGCTTCTCGGATTCCTTTTTCTTGAGCGTCAGCTCAGCCCAGTTACGCTCGGCAAGGCCTTTGGCAACCGCGAACTCGAAGACCTGGATCATGAGCGCGCGGTGCTTTGTGTACGCGTTGTTCGTGAACTGGTCCAAGTACTCAGCCACTGCGAGCACATCGAGCTGGCCGACCAGCTTCTTGCCAAGGTCCTGTCGGTAACGCTCGAGCTTGATCTGCGTTTCCTTCAGCGTGCTTGCGGCAAGTTTCCGATCCGGCAGGAATTCCGTTTCGAAGCGATCCAGCAGCTTGCGGACCGTTGGCGCCTCCTCGCCGGTGAGCAGCGCCAGCAGTGCTCCGTCGTCAACCATCATCGGCGCGAGGCGCGCGTTAGCCGCGCGGGCGAGCTTGATCGCCTCAGCCAGTGGTTTGTTGATGCTGGTCTTCTTGCCGGTGATGGGGTTGCGGTACTGGTAGTATTTGCCGTTGGGGTAGAGATTTTCCGGCAGGTGCCGGTTCTTGCTGGTGCGCTTACGAGGTGGCATGTCACACCTCAAGCATTTTCGCGAGTAGCGGATCATTCGAACCTAGCAGCGCGGCCTGGAGATTTACGAAGTACAGGCCGCCGCGGATTTCCCCGTCGAGCTCGCCTTCCTCGATCCACTTCTTGATCTGCTGCAGGCTTGGCTTGCCACCGGCGTAGCGGAGCTTGCGATATTCAGCCGCCTCCATCAGGCGCGGCATGTTGACGGTCATCTGGGCGATTACCTTGGCCATGGCAATAGTCGTCCTCACCGCCGGCGACCGCCGGCAGGCTGTATTGTGTTCCAGGGAGCGGTGGCGGGGCTCTCACTGGTGGATCAGCGCTTCACCAGCGCCAAGCCGCCCGCCTTGCTGATGATGTTCAGGCGCGAGGCCTCGAAGGTTGGGGATGCCAGCACGCGATGGATGAGCGTTGGCAGCTCCTCTATCAGCTCGGCCGGCATCTGGTTGTAATCAACGCAGTGAAGCGTGTGCAGAATGTCGTAAGCCTCGCGGTCTGGCTTTAAGCTCATCATCTCGATGATGCGGTCCATCGTGCAGATGCTGAAGTGCGAGCCGCTCAGCAACTTCTGCAGGGCGGCTTGAGCCGCTAGTAGCTTGATGGAGGTGCTCATAGCGTTTCCTTTGCAGTCATGACGGCGCGCAGCAACTCGGTTTTGCGGTAGCACTCAGTCGGGAATCCATACTCGCGGCACGCACAGACCTCGTCGCACTCGTTCTCGCGCTGTTCGATCCGCAGGAGACCGTGCTTAACGCCCATGCTCTAAATATCTCCGCCGTCGAACGAGCCGCCCTGGAAAGCGCCGGAGACGATCTCATTAGCGAATGCTCGCAACCGATCAACCCCGGCGCGGAGCTGGTCGCGCTCGCGCTCGGCCACGTCGGCCCGGTGATTGGCTCTCACCAGCTGCTGAGCGTAGGTCGGCGGCTCATACGGATCAGCCGTACCGTTTGCGATGATCGCCGCCATGGCGTCCCAGCACCCTGCGGACTTACCAAGGTCAGCCAGGCGCTCAAAGCGCTCCGCATACCACTGCTCTGTGAAGTTGAGATTGCGCTGCAGCCTATCCCGCTCGGCGGTCACGGCTGACAGGGCGGCGCGAAGCTCGTCGATTTCTGACTGCATGTGCTCAACCAACAGTGTGTCAGGCCAATAACCGGACTCGCTCTTGGGGTAAGCGGCAATGATTCGCTCCCGCCATGTCTGCACCCCTTCCGACTCTGCGGGCTCGGACAGAAGACCGGGCAGTGGCTGGTATCCGTTCCCGTTGGTGCCGTCGAATTGGTTACTCATCGCGGGCTCCTTGGGCGGAAAGGGCGGTGCGGATAAGCCGCTCGCACTCGCTGCGACAAAGCGGAGGGGCAATGTTGCGCATCTCGATCATTGCTGCGTCGATCATTTCCACCAGTCCGCGCTGCTCCGGCTGCGTGGCGGCCTGCGAACTCGCTAAGCGCTCGGTGCGCTGCTGTTCTGTCTCGCCCTCGAACAAGCCCTCATATCGCGGATTGCGCCCGCCGTCCGTCACATGATTGACCAGGGCGGTCTGCGCGGGCCCTATTGCAATAACGCTAAGCTCTGGTAGAGGCTTCAGCGCTACCCGCTCGACTGATCCGTTCGCGCCAGCCCACACACGCGCCAGGCTTTCAACACCAAAATGGCAGGCGCTGCCGAACCTGTTCACCGCCCGATACACAATCAGCTCATCATGAGCCGGGCGTCCGTGCGCCGGGCATGGATAACGAAGCGACCCGTCACCACTGGGGCAAGAGCATTCCGGCTCGACCTGCCCGCCAAGTGCGCAACTGATTCGCTTGAAGAGATCGCTTCCGACGCGATGGATTTCCTCCTCGTGCTTCTCGGCGCGCATGAACTGGGCATGCACCGGTTTGAGGTAGTCGTGACACCCGGTCAACAGCGAGCGCATCGATTCGAGCTGGGCCTGCAGGAGAGCAGGGGGCTGGGTAGCGGTCATTGGTCACCTCGCCGCGTAGGCGGATACGGTTGATGTGGGATACTCGGGGCACGCCGCGCCCTGGTCAGCGCATCGGGCAGGGAGTGATGGCTGGGGCTGCTGGCGCCACGCGCCGACGTGGGAGAAGATCTGGTCGGCCTGGGCTTCGCTGAGGGAGACGGTGTTGGGGATGGCTATCCAGCCGGATGCCACCAGGTGTTTCGGGTTGCAGCCGTCGCACAGCTCTCGGTAGCACGCCTCGATCACGTCGCTCAGGTGCTCCGCGAGGTAGATCCCGGCCGGCGCGATCTCCTGGCTTTTCATGTAGCGCTCGCCGCCCTGGCCAATGCAGAGGCCTGCGAGGTAGATGGTCCAGCGGTGCGGGATGTCGCAGATCGCGTCAGCCAGCGCCTGGCCTGGAGCGATGCGCTTCACGGCTTTCCAGTTGACCATGCCCTGCCAGCAGCTTGGGTCGATGTTGACCACGGCCACGTGGTTGGCCTTGAGGAGCGAACGGCAGGCGCGTTCCAGGCGTGCCCGGCGGTTGTGAGGCTTGCGGGTCATGTGGTGGCCTCGCACGGCGTTACAAGCTTGAACTCGACGACCCATACCCAAGGGTTTGCGTCCCAATCGCCACCAGTGGAGTTCCACAGATCCCGGAAGGCAGCGGGATACCAGTCGCGATAGTTCGGGGACACATCGTCGCTCGCCAGCTCGAATGGACACTGCAGGCCTTCCGCGCGGATGTCGCTGCGGGTGATGTCTTGCAAGCGCTCGACCCGAACATTGGTGTTTTCGAGCAATATCCGAGAGTGGGTACGTAGCATGTGGATCGAAGGGCGCACGGCGCGCGGGTAGCTCCAGTGCTCCACCGCATGAATCGGCTCGCCATTAACTTCGTCCCAGTACATAACCGGAGCCTTGTCGGCGCAGTAGCGGGACAACACCACAGCGTCGCTGGTGTCGTAGTCTGCCTCCGTGCTCTCCCGCACCCATAACCGATCGCCTGGCTGGCCGTAGGGGCAGAAGTAGGAAATGCCGAAAGCGACTGGCCGCTCGTGGTTTACCTTCAGCCATTGGGCCTTGCTCATGGTTTCGCCCAGCCGATCCGGATCAAGTCCCCCGGGTAATGCGCGCCGCGTCACCGTCTTGCGGCCTTCCAGGATGGCGCGGACCATCGCGCCGTTGAACAGGATCGGGCGTTCCGTGATGCCCGACGCGGGCTGCTTTTTGGTGTTCATGCTGCCTGCTCCTCGTAGGTGATCACGCCGCTGGCACCTTGGTCGGCGTCGTTGGCGATGGTGATGAGCTGCCGCGCCATCTGGCGCAGCTCGGCAGGTGTGGCGTAGCCATTGACTGTGAGAATCGGTGAGTCGTAGGTGATCGCTACGATAGGAAGCGAGCGGTGAGGGCGCTCGTGGACAGCGGTGATGGCCTGGATGTTTGCTGGTGCAGGATGCTGCGCGCAGCGGATACACCGGCACGCCGAGATCAGCGCGCCGGTTGTACGGCAATAGGTTGGGCGTGAGCTGGGCACGGTGGTACCTCGCCAGTGGCGTTCATGGATAGGGTCTGAAAGGCGATGACCAGCCTGTTCCGGCAAGCCATCTGGGCGTCTGAGGGGGCTTCCGGTCAGGTGAGCTCGAACTGCTGCTGACGCTTGAGCGGGACCGGAGGCTTCGCTGCTGGTGCTGTTGTGCCGTGGTCTTTGAGGAAGCGCTGCGCAAGTTGCCGCAGTTGGTTCTCGCCGATATCGCGACGTTCGATCAGGTGCTCGCCGGGGTTGCGGACGCCTTCGTAGCGGTAGAGGTAGCCGCCCGGTGTGCTGGCTATAGCCGAGAGCTTTGCGCGGTAGGGGCTAGTGGAGTTCGCAGCGGGAAGAATCGACGCCATAAACTATCCTAGCTAGTCCGAAATGGGCTGGAATAAGGGAGCGTGACAATGAAGGTGTTCAGTCAGTTTTCAGAGAATGGAGTAGACGTGTCGTTAGTACCTGGCCCTGCAGGTGGCTGGGATATCGCGTCTGTTCATATCCACGGCACGGAGGTTCCTCCTACACGAAAGGGAGAATTCGAAACTGAACAGGAAGCCAAGGACGCCGCTCTAGCGCGGGCCGCAGCATTTGCTAAAGAGCAAAATATCCGGCCGCTTCGATGACTAGTTGCCAAGCTTTAAGCGGCGTGCTTGTCGAGTTTTGAGGTTCGCCAAGGATTGTTCGCTGCAGCGATCGCCGCCATCGGCGGCGGGCTTACGCTGTTGCCGCACATGTGAACCTGCTCCGACTTGGTGAATCGGCGGCCGTCGTGGCCACGGTCGATGACGTAGTTCGGCGGGAAGCCCTGGGCCGCATACAACTCATGCGGCTGGAGCATGCGCAGGCAGATGTCGACGATCACGTAGGGGGCGCCGCCGATCCAGACCGTGACCAGTGCCAGGCGATCCTTGGTGGTGATGGTGGGTAGTGGCGCGCCAGGTGACGACAGGTTGTCCGTGCCGTAGTAGCTCATCAGGAAGGCCGCGCAGCGCAGGGCTCCTTCCTCACCCTCTGGCGACAGCGTGCAACGCACCAGGGCGTGATGCTCGGCGCCAGCCGTCAGCGTCGGCACTGGCTCGCTCATCCCGCGACCGCTGCAGTTCTTGCGCAGGGTCACCAGGTGGGCGGTCACCAGCTGCTGCTGGCTGCCCTTATTGGTGACGGTGGTCATGGGATCATCGAGCGGCTTGGAGTGCGTGGTGTTGAAGCCGCCATTGGCTTGGGCCAGAAAAGCGGTCGCCAGCGCGTGCTTGATGCCGCCCGCCACTACGGTGCCCAGTGGTTTGTCCATGCCCGGCACGCGCGGGGCCTGGCCGGCTCGCTCGCCGTAGCCAACCTGTACCAAGGTCGGCGTTGCAAGGGCCAACTCGCCGCGGTTTGCCGCCGTGACTGTGCGGAATGGATCCCCAAGACTGTGTAACCGATCGGCGCCCTGGTGAGTTACCGGAACGATGAACGGCTGGGCTTTCTCCAGCACCTCGCGCTGGATGCCTTTGGCGATGCGCCGCATCGTCGCTTCTGCCAACGGCTTCTTACGCTCAAAGATCGACTGCCCGGGGATCGACCAGTCGATGCACTCCGCGGCGGTGCGCCACTTCTTCTGTCCATTGCGCGGCTTCTCAGCGTGAGTTGGCTCCGGCCAGACGATGGGCTCGCCATCGCGCCGTGCGACCAGGAACAGCCGCTCCCTGCTAGTGGGCGCGCCATAGTCGCAGGCCCGGAGAATGCGATGCTCCACGGTGTAGCCAAGCGCCTGCAGGCTGGCGAGGAAGGTACGCCAGGTGCGGCCCTTGTGGCGTTGGTCTGGTACCAGGAATTGCTCGTTTCGCGGCACGCGCTCACCCGGCTCGGCGACCATCCCGTCCAGCTTCATTACCCGGCCGGTGGCCTTGCAGCGTTTGGCAACGAGAGGACCCCACTGGCGGATCTGTTTGACGTTCTCGAGGCTGATGATGCGTGGCCGAGCGATGCCCGCCCACTTGGTCACTACCCAAGAGAGGTCGCGGATCTCCTTTTTGCGAGGTTGCCCTCCGGCCGCCTGGCTGTGGTGCGTGCAGTCGGGGCTGGCATGGAACCAGCCGACCTGCCGCCCGGCCAGCACCTGGACTGGATCAACCTCCCAGACGTCCGTCTGCAGGTGCAGGGCGCCACGGTGGTTGGCTTCGTGCATGCTGATCGCAGCCGGGTTGTGGTTGATGGCGATGTGCACCGGTCGCCCGAGGCCCATCTCGAGGCCGGTGCTGGCGCCGCCGCCGCCGGCGAACAGGTCGACGTTGATCTCCTCATCCTGCTCGGCCAAAGGAAGGGAGTACTGGGTGCGGAAATCCAAGGCGTGCGGTTGTCTTAATTCGGACATAGCAAATCCGTTCGCCTAGTGGCGTTTTGAAATCATGTCGGGGTAGGGTTTGAGATGCCGGCATGGGTGCCGGTGCCAATGCAAGGAGACAGGATGAGCAACCAAGCCCAAGTCGATGCCCTGGAGCATCTGCTGATCGCAATCTTCCGTAAGAACAGAATGAGTCTTCTCGCCGAGCCTGCTTTCGAGGCGGCGCTAAGTTCGATTATGGGAAGCGACGGTCCTGGCGGGCCTGAACAGAAAGGTGCAGCAGCGGACTACCTGAATGAGCTCAAGCAGCGCGTTATCGAGCGATGAACGGATACTGCGAAGGAGGCTTTACCGGCGAGCCATCGACTGGCACCAATCCATCGGCGCCACTTTTTGGCCTTGCCGGTGCGCCGGTGAATCATTGGCGCTCGCTCGATGATGTAGCCGCGCCAGAGCCAGTTTGGGCTGCCTGGATGTGCTGGGGTTGCTGAGTAACACACAGAAGATTGCCTTTAGCCTGATGGCGTCTTGAGATGCTCTAGGGTTACGTTCTAAAGACCAACAAGCCGGCGTGGAGGGACAAACGAATGCTCAGGCTACCAATCGATAAACCCGGAAGCGTTACTCATGAATACCGTGGCGAAACGCTCCGGATAGCTTTCAGGTACCCATCTGACTCGGATATTCCCAATGGAGTAATCATTGCTCCCGAGCACCAGCCACCACAGAGCGGCCTTGGGCGAAAGGAGCTAGTTATCTATGACCTCTTTGAAGGCAAGTGGACTTCCTACTGGGACGCGGTCGATGCCGGCATCGCCAGAGCTGAAGCCTTTGTCGATGCTAACTGGATAGAGGATTAATGCAGTCTGGGAAAAGCTGGCGACATGACAGCCCAGACAGTCCAGTCCTCCCTTCATGCCGCATCTGCTTTTTGCTCTGCCTCAAGCATTTCAAACAGATCCGGCATGCCCATCTCTCGCGCGGCTGCCGCGCAGTAGGCCGCGCCGTCCAGGAAGTAGGACGGGGACAGCTCGCAGCCGTAGCCGCGGCGGCGCATGCGGATGGAGCAGTAGGGTACGGTCATGAGGCCACCGAAAGGGTCGTAGACCGTTTCGCCCTGCATGCTGTACTGCTCGATGCAGCGCTCGACGATGTCGAACTGCAGCGGGCACAGGTGCTGCTCCTTGCCTTTGGCGGCCTGCGTGCTGTTGAGGGTCCGCATGCGGGTGATGTCGGTCCAGACATCCGGATGCCAGCTCTGGGGCTGCAGCAGCATGAAGGTGGTCGGCAGCCAGCCTGACTTGTCGACGGCTTCGGCGATGGTGACGTCGTGGCGGAAGTCGTAGACGTTCTCCAGGCTGTGGCGCTTGAACATCTGGAAAATCGCTGCCTGGTCGAGCCCCTCAAGCTCCGCTGGCGTCAGCGGTCGGTTACCGCTCGAGCGCATGAAACCGTGCGCATCGAACTGCCAGCGCGGCCGGGTATAGCTCGCCTTGTCCTTGACCACCGGCACGTCCGCATAGCCGTTGCTGCGATCACTCGGAGCCTTGCGGAAGATGAGCATGTACTCAGGCATGCCGGCGCCCATGCGGGAGCCGTCCTTGCATTGCTCGGTCCAGCCTAGGCGGTAGGTCTGGTTGTTCTCTCGGACAACGTCCGTGACGATGGTCTTCCGCGCGATGAAGGCGAAACCGTGCTTGATGAAGGCCTGGACGCATTCGTCGCTGAAGGGCTGAACCGTCTGGAAGCCGAAGCCGTTGATGCCACCTGGTGTGATACGGTCCTTCACATGAATGGCGGCGACCCGGCCAGGCTGCAGCACCCGATGCAACTCGGGGATGAGGTAGTCCATCTGCTGCCAGAAGTGAACGTTGTCGTCGGTGTGGCCGAAGTCGTTGTAGCTGGGGCTGTATTCGTACTGTGTGCTGAAGGGGATGCTGGTGACGATCAGCTGCACGCTGTTGCTGGCCATGCGCTGCGTTTCCAGCACGCAGTCGTTGTTCACCACCGTGTAGCCATCGCCGGATGCCTCAACCCGCTCGACGCCGAGCGAGCGGGCGAGCTTGCTGGCCATGGCAGCGTGCGCCAGGCCGAAGTCCTTGATGATTGCGCTCATTTTGTCTGCCATCTGCTGGTGCTGGGCCCATTTGCGCTCCAGCTGCCGGCGCACGTCGCGCTCGGCCTCGGTATAGATCAGGTCGATGCGCACGCGACGCTTTTGACCGAAGCGCTGGATGCGGTGCACCGCCTGGATGAAGTCGCGGAATTTGAAGCCAATGCCGAGGAACACCGCCTGGTGGCAGTGCCGCTGGAAATTGCAGCCAGCGCCGGCGATCACCGGCTTGGCGGCAAGCTCGGCGAACTTGCCGTCGGAGAAATCGACGATGGCCTGCTCGCGCTCGTCCAGGTCCTGGGCGCCATAGACGCTGACCACATCCGGTACCGCCGCTTCGATCGCATGGCGCTCGGCCTCGAGGTCGTGCCAGATGATCCGGTGGGCTGTGGGATTGAGCGCGCGTATCTCCTGCAGCTTGGCGATACGTGCCGACAGGCTCTCGCGTTTCTCCCGAGCGGCATCGACTACGCCGATCGCGGCGTTGCTGAATAGGCGGCCCTGGCCGTCTTTTTCGGTGCCGGCCTTGGTGTGATCGCTCGGTAGCTCGTGCCAGTGCACATCCAGGTAGGGCAGCTGGTAGCCGTAGTCGTCGAAGCCCAAGTCGGATGGCTTCTGGACGAAGAGTGCCCAGCTCGCCACCCAGAGCCAGAACTCCTCTTCCTTGTGCGGGTGAAGGGTCAGCTGGTCGGCCTTCTCGCTGTTGCGGCGGAAGAAGCGCGTCTTCGCCGCAGCGACATCCATGATGCCGAGATAGGCCGCGTAGGCGAGCAGCTCGATGTAGTCGTTGGGGCTTGGTGTCGCCGTGGCGACGAAGCGGTACCGGATACCTTCGGTGCGCACGCCTGCTTCGCGGTCGTCCCCGGCAAATAGCTTCATGAACTCGCGGAAGGTCTTGCTACCGCCGAAGCCCCTGAGGCAGTCCGCTTCGTCCAGGCTGGTGGCGTCGAACAAGCGCGGATCGAGCTTGCCGTCGCGCACCGTCTCGTAGTTCGTGAGATAGACGCCGGTGGGGTCGGCCTCTTCGATGCGTCGGATGAACTTCGGTGGTTCTGCCCAGCCCAGGCGCTCAACTGCATCGCGGCGGAATTCCTGCCGTACGCCCAGCGGGATGACGATCAGCCCGCGGCCATTCGCCTGCTCCGCGGCAAGCCGTACCGTTTCCAGCTGGATGACCGTCTTGTGCAAGCCGAACGAGGCGAAGAGGGCGCGCCGGCCTCCCTCGAGCAGCCACGGCACGATGGCGCGGCAATGGGGCTTCATGCCTTGGTTGACCAGGTTCCGGTCGACACTGAAGCCGTGCGTGGGCGCAACGCAGACCTTGCGCTGGAGGAATTCTTGATAGGCGGACATGGGTACTCCGGATGCTGGCGTGGTAGTGGCGCGCCGGGCAGAATCCCCAGACGGGGAGAACCAGATGAAGATGAAGATGGTGAAGCAGCCGGACCCGAGGACTGGGTGCGGTGTGGCGGTATTTGGGATGTTGACCCAGCGCGATTTCGATGAGGCTCTAGCGCACCTGCTTACCAGGCGCGGTGAGTGGATCAGCCGCACCAGCCATCACATGACGGTGAGTCAGATGCGCGCGGCGCTGGAGGCTGAGCTGCCGAAACGAACAATCGATGTTCGCCATCGACCGCTGCTGGATCCTTGGTGTGCCGTTTATGTGGTTTACCAGGATCGCTGGCGCCATTGGCTAGCGTGGGATGGCAAGCAGTTTTTCGATCCGCTCAGCCGGGGTGGGCCTACGAAGACGATCCGGCGCAAGATCACCCGGGTTGTCACGACCAGGGCTCAGTCAAACCCGTAGGAGAAGTCATCCGGTTCGCAGTCGATGACCAGCGTGGCGTTGCCGAAGTAGAGGGACGCCAGCATGCGCTCCCATTCAGAATAGATTTGCATGTCGACGGCCACCTTCTTCTCGTCCAGCTTCGCCGAGTAAACCGATCCAAGCTTCTCGGTGCGCGGCCAGTGGCGATCTTCGATTTTTCGCTCACGTTCGATACGCACATGCAGGGCGTGCTTGAGCTCGTAGTTGTCGCGGCTGCTGCTGGCCCGGCTGGACAGGTAGGAGCGCTCGGAGCGGTGGCCATCCTCGGGCTCCGGGTCGAAGTAGATATGCAGGAATTCGCCGGAGCCGATGGAGCCGTCCTCGAAACGGATCTCCGGCCTCTCCCAATGCTCTTCGGCAGCCTTTTCCTTGTGTTCTTCGACGAAGGCCTCAAGCAGCGCGCGCAGTGAAACCTCGCCCGAAGCGAAGTCGTTCTTCAGCACCTCGTCAATCGCGGCGTTAGCCTTGACCATCAGCGTCTCGGAGACGGCGGCGGCTTCCCAGCGCTGACGCAGCGCCTCGGCCACCAGGGCGTTGTAGCGGGTCAGCTCGAACATGTCTGAGACGTTCGCCGGCAGGGCTTCCTTCACCGCCTCCTTGATGGCCTTGCCGAAGTCGCCGTAAGCGCGGAACGCGTCGTCGATCACCTCCTTGAACATCTTGTCTATGCCGGCATCGATCAGCTCCCGCGGGCGATCGGAGGCGGCGTATTCGCTGACGCGCTGGGCGAGAAGCTGCTGCAGGGTTTGTTCGGTCATGGTTGCGTCCTTTGCTGGGGAGTGACTGGCGCCGGTTTGTCAGGCGTTGAGGCTGATCACCGCGCCGCCTTTCTGCTGCGCGCGGTCTTCGATGATCAGCTGTTGGTCGATGGTGTAGTGCGGGTTGCAGGTGCTGCAGTGGCCGGCGATATCGATGGCGGCGAGTTGCAGCGGGTTGGTGCTGAAGTCCCGCAGGCAGTTCGGGCAGCTGCTGGTGCCGTCTGGGCAGCAGGCGCCGGCCGCTTTCTCTGTGTGGTGGGAGTCGCCGCAGCACGGGCAAATCCACACCTCGTAGGGCTCGGGTTTGCAGCAATCCTCTGCGGCGAAGCTGCTGGCATGAACCTCATCGCAACTGCCGCAGGCCCATGCCTTGGTGATGGTCTGTGTCGTCATGGCGGCTCCTGCTACGCGGCGGGAATAGGCACTTCGGGGTTGCCGTTGTGCATCGGCGCAACGACTCCTTCGCGCTCCATCCGCTCGACCAGCCGCGCGGCGCGGTTGTAGCCGATGAGGAGCTTGCGCTGAACGCTGGTAATGCTGCCGCGCCCGGTGCTCCGCACGTGTTCGACCGCCTGGATATAGAGCGGATCATCCGGCTCGACATCGCTTGCCCCGGCCTTGGCTTCGCACGGACGCCGGTCGCTACCGGCCTGCTTCAATTGGTCCGCCAGCTGGCGAGGGATCTGGCGGATGGTGAGCGTGTCCCGTGCCTGGTCGAACTCGACCCGCCCGCCCAGCAGGCGCGCCTCAAAGCTGATCGACAGCCCCTCGGCGCGCGCCGTGAAGCGCTTGAACTGGTTCAGCGTGCGCTTGTCCGGAGGGATCTCCGGCGACAGGCCGTAATCCTTGCTGCGGATGAACTGGGCGAAGGCTTTGGGATGTTCGTCATCGATCAACGCGGAGAGCTCGTCAAGGGTGACGAGCCCGCCGATCTTGGCTTGGCCCGTAGCGTAGTCGGCCAACGCCGCGGTTTTCTCCCGCGCGGCTTCCTCGGGTAGGTCTTCGCTCTCCACGTAATCGCTAAAGGCCTTGAGCAGGGTGCGCGTTTCCCCCGGGGAGTCGATGCCTTCCTTCACGCCAATGAAGTCCCGAAAGGCACTGGAGGCCCGCCGACCACCCTTGGGCGCGAGAATCGAGATGTACTGGCGTGAGGCTGGATTGTTTTGCCACTCGGTGAGGTTGATTCGCGCGGCAAAAGCCAAGGCACCGGTGTCGACGTGCCTCACCACGCTGGCGCGCAGGTCGTCTTCCAGCAGCACCGTTTCGGCTTCCTGCAGCAATGCCAGGAAGAGGTAGTCGGTCAGGCCTTGCCGGTAATGAGCGATCAGCAACGGTCCGCCAGCGGCGAGGCTGGACTCGTCCAGCAGCCACTGCAGATGCTGCGCCGCGGTTGCGGTGAAGTTGATGAACGTTTCGCCGCCGGCAAGGTACTGAGCAAGCCATCTGCGCAAAGGGTAAGCCCCCGACTCCTCATGGAAGTAGCCCCAGGCCTTGCCGGTTTTGGCGTTGTAGGTGGCGCCGAGTTCGACGGTGAGATTGTCGCGGCCGGGGCTGTCTGGCAGCTCCTTGGCCGCTTTGGTGAATACTGAAGGCGAGCCATCGGGCTTCTTGTCGATGCGGTGGACCACCGCGTGCAGAACGGGCATGTGAACCTCGAAACGTGACAGGGCGGCGTGACGGCCACGCCGGCAGATCAGGGGAGGTGAATCAGCGCGTCGAGGCTGGTGTCGTCCAGCTTGCTGGCGCCGTGGATGAGGCGGGTGATCAGGTCCTGCGGCTCTTCTATGCCAGCGCGGGCCATGGTGGCGCTCAGCGCCTGGTCGGTGCCTTTGAAGAGATCGAGCTTGATCGAGCGGGACAGCAAGCGGGCCAGGCGCTCTTCTTCAGCCAGGCGATCACGCTCGCGCTTATCCCTCTGGCGCTCGGTTGCGGTTTTGGCCATGGGCTTCTCTGCAGGGGGGATGAGTTGGACTGGCGCCCATCAGGCACGGCAGCGGCCTGGATCGCGCAGCGCAATGCCGTTCTTTGCGGCGATCTGCTCGACAGCGACAGTGTTGAGCCGAAGGCCATCGCGCTTGAGGGCCTGCATGATTTCGGTGGATGACCGGTGGATGGGGCCAAGGTCCGTTTCCACCATGGCGAGCGCGCGGATGCGGTCAGCGAGTTCGATCTGCTGGCGCTCGTACTCGCGACGCGCCTGGCGATTGCGGGTGATGCCGGTGTTCCAGCTGGTAGCGCGGTGCGGAGCGCGCTCGGTATGCGGGACCTCCTGAATGCTCCCGCCGCCGGCGAGGTAGGCACCGACCTTCAGCAGAAGGTTGCGGCGATCGCTTTCCCGTGAAGGCGCCGTGGGCAGGTTGAGCGTGGTGAGGTGGTGCATGGCGAACTCCTCAGTGGAAGGCGCGATACTCGCCGCGCTCGAGCAGACGGGCGGCGATGCGGGCATCGGCATAGTTCTGCCGGTACGCCAGTACCCGGCCTGTTTCGGCATCCAGCAGACGGATCATCTGGCGGCCGGCGATGTGAATGCGCACGTGGCGCGGGCGCACGCCTTGAGGTAGGCGCTGGTAGCAGGCCTGGCGCGCTTGTTCGCTGCGCGCCAGCAGGGCGGAGAGGCCGGCCAGCTGCCGGCGGGTGGACTCGATCATGTTCATCGTGACGCTCCGTGCGGATGAAGGAGAGCGCCCGTGACGTGGGCCGGGCGGCCATCCCCCGAGCTGGCAACGCTTCAGGTGAAACTCGTGGATGGCAGCAGGTGTTTTCGTGTCGGCACACCGCCTGCTGGCGCCGTCCGGTTTATCCCGTAGGCCCGCCCGGCGCGGGAGTGGCTTCCCGGATGCGCCTGTTACCAGGCGCATCGAGGAAATCGAGGCCGGTCTTTCCCGGCTGCCATCCAAGGTCCGGCTTGGAAACCGCTTCCTCGCCGCTGCTGATTGCAGGTTGGAAAGTCATCGGTCGTTTGGCGGCGGGCTTCCCTGTTCACGCGCCTTGATCAGCGTTGGCGCATGGTCATCGGGCCTATACAACCTGCTGCGTACAGCCCTGGTGCCTGGTGAATGAGGCACGCAACAGGAGGTCCGGCGCCCCTCATGGCCGAGGCTCGGGGCGCTAGTTCGAAGTGATGGCCGGCGGCCAGCTCACCACTGCCCAGGTGACGGCCTTTGCGCTAGGCTGAGCGCTCTCACACAACACAGCCAGCAAAGGGAGGGCGGAGCCTTGGCAGTCTCCGTAATTGCTAAGTTCATCGCGGATGAGTGGTTCAAGATCATGGCGATCCTGTGTTTTGTGGTGCTGATGGCAGCACTCACCCTTGAGCTGAAAATCGATAACATCCTGGTCGCGCTGCTGGCCTGCGCCGGTATCTTTTTCGGTTTGGCCGAGATGGCATTCCGCCCATACCGGGAGGAGATCATCGAGCACCCTTACGGGGTCGGGCTGGCGAAGCTCACCGGTAGACCCCGGCGCGTGAACGCCTCGGGCTGCATACTGGTTGCGATCTCTTGTGTGCTCGTCGCCGCCGGTGCCTGGCGCGGCTGGATACTGCTTTCCTCAGGCCTCTAGCGCCGGCTCGCCCTGCGCTGGTGATTCACCAACTCTCCGCAGCGCCCTGAGCCAGGGCGCTCTGGAGAGCATGCGGCCCGCGCGATACGGGCCGTACTCTTTCCACGCTCACCTACTGGGCTCTCGCGTGGTTCCTTCGTTCTGGCTGTCCGTTCAGGGTTACGCGCCATCCTGGGGGCATTGCTTCGCCGCTTCGCACTGTGCCGGTACTGCGCCTCATCTTGGCTCCGGCAGGGAGTGCTAACTGCGCGTCCCGGTTGCTGCTGATTCCAGATGCGTCAGCAGGCCGAGCCGGCATGGTCACCAGAGCCATGCGTGGAGCGGGGTTCACCCGCCTATAGCAGTCGTGTTTTGCCTCCGTCGCTCACCCGCAAGTGCGGGTGTCGGGACTGCGGAGGGATCGAGGTTGTTAAAGAGCGTGTGGTTGATGTTTTCTCAACCCGTGGAGCAAATATCAACCAGCGGTTGATGAATGTCAACAGCTGGTTGATGTTCTGGTTGGCGACTGGCGCCGTCGTTATGCTCGGGCTGGAGCAGGGGAGGCCTCTATGCGATGGATGTGCACGCTTTTTCTCGCCGCCTGCAGTGCGCAGGCGGCCATCTACCAATGCCCGCAGCCGGACGGCCGCGTTGCGTTTACCGACCGGCCTTGCGACGGCGCGGCGGAAAACCCGGGCCGGCAAATCGAGGTGCAGGCACCGCCGGTAACAACGCCGCCGGCCGGCGATGCCTCTGATGCAAAGTGGGAAGAGGCGAGGCGATTCCGCTTCGTGGAGATCCCGGCGGTCGAACGGGAGGCGGCCGCTTTGATGGCCAGCCCAGAACCGGCGAAGCAGGCGTTGGGGCGCGAAATGGCCTGGCAGGCGCAGCTCGGCAAGGAAGCATTCGAGCGCCTGGAAAGGGCGCGCAAGGCACGTGAGGAGATCAATCAGCGATATGGACGCGCGATCAAAGACCTGGGCGGCAGGTAGCGCCCTTGCATTGCTGTTGCTGGCGCAGCCGGCCAGCTCAGCCATCTACAAGTGCACAGGCCCGGACGGGAAGCTGCAGTTTGCCGACAAGCCTTGCGGCGGGCTCGATTCGGCCGCTGAGCAGCTGATAGAAGTAGCGCCGGCACAATCGGCGGGGAACCTTGGCGTATCGAAAGAGCAGCAGGAGGTTTGGTCGCGCCAGCGGCAGCGTGCTGATCGGCCTCGGCCAGCCGCCCCGGCCGCCGGCCGAAATTTTTGCAGGAGCTACAGTAGCACCGAACTGCGCTCGATCGTGATCAGCAATGGCGTGCAGCAGGGCATGACCAAAGGCTCAGTGCAGCAGGCCTGGGGAGCGCCTACGGTCGTGAACGGTGGGCGGCTGGAGCAGTGGGTGTACCGTTGGCCGCGCTCGACGTCGTACGTGTATTTCGTAGGCGGGTGCGTTTACTTGGTTGAGGGTGGGTATGGGCGGTGACGCACACGTGCGCCGTTGCGGGATAAACGATGGCAACCATCGCTTAAAGTTGCTATCTATAAGGACATAAGGGATTATCCGCGCCGGCTGGCTTGCGACGCAGCCTTTTACGGGAGAGCGCTTATGTTCGGTCTTTTTTCCAAGAAAGCCGATGAAGAAAAGAAGGTCGCCGACTCCATTCGAGCCCTAAAAACACTCCGGGTATCGAAGCGCGGCGGAATTTCACTCGATTCGATAGAGATCCTTGAGAGCAAAAGCTTTATCGAAGCAAGCAAGAAAGCGAAGCTGATCGTGAATGGGTGATGGGGCTTCTTCTCATACTGCCCATTCTCGTAAGCGGGTACATCTTCTGTAACGGTAGCGTCTACCGACAAGCCACGATCAACAAGTACGAGGGTCAGCTGCTTTACCTGCTGGTGGCCAAGATCGGGCTGTTCCTGTTCATTGGTGGCGCAGTGCTGAGCTCACTGCTGATTTACCTGAGCAAGCACGCGTACTTCGATGCTTTCAATCTTGACTATCTGAGGCTCGTCAGGGCATTTCTTGTGCGCAACGGGATTGCCGAGGGCGAGAGTGCACCGCTGTGGGCCTTCCTGGCGCAGGCCTCATTCATCTCCTTCGCTCTGGCCTTTGTGTGCCCACGCCTTTACGTGTTGTGGATTCGCTGCCGACATCGCCTGTCATCTGCCCAAGCCAAAGCCTTTATCCTGCACGAAAGGGTGCCGAATCGACCGATAACTGAACAGCTTCTGGCCTCCCTGATTGATGACTCAAGCCTGTACATGTTCTCGATGGATGATCGGAAGGTCTACGTGGGGAGGGTGTCGTCGGTAGGGGAGCCACACGAAACGGCTGGGCTCGATGAAGACTTTGAAATCGTGCCCACCATGAGCGGCTACCGCGACAAAGACACGCTCAAGGTGACGTACACCACCGATTACTCGGCTGTGGTCGATCAGCTCAAGGGAAAGGGGCGGAGCTTCGGATTCACTATTCTTCTGTCGCAGAAGAACATCGTCTCCATGAGCCGGTTCGAGGCGCAAGTCTGGAACGAGTTCAAGGCTCGACAGGATGCCGAGGCGGCTAAAGCGAAGCCGCGCCGCAGGTACGGCCGGCAAGCCTGAGGCTGACGGCCGTTGCAGTTGTCTGCATTCACGCGCAGCGGTCGCGCCACCAGGCTACGGTGCGGCTAGCCAGCTCGCCCGAGTCGCCTGCCTCGATCACCTCGATTCCTGTGGCGCGGATGCGCTCGAGCTGCCTGCGTGTGGCTGCCTCGTGCTTGCGGAACTCGATCTTGGACAGGCCGCTCTCGCTGCCCGGTACCAGGACTGAAATAGCAGCCGCTTGGCGGTCTGAGTTGCTGCGGATCAGGTTCAGGTCGGCCGAAGCCTGCAGGAGGTTGTTTTCCACGACTAGCGGGCTCTTGTACCAGGCCGATACGATGGTGCCGGAGGCTGTAGAGCTCAGAAGCGGGACGTCCATTTCGATCCGGTGGCCGCTATTGCGAAGCTGGAGCTGGAAGCGCTCGGTCTGGATTATCCGCGAGGCCTGCATGTGCATGCGTTGTTTCATCACGTCGAAGACCCCCGCGCGCAACTTCGGCGTGGATTGATAGCGGAAGGCGTAGTCCTGCGCGCCTGGCTTCGGCCGCGCCAGGGTTACGACGTCGTGGAAGAATTCATCCACCACCGCCTCGGGACTTTCACCGGCGGCATACAGGGGCTGGCTCAGGCGGATGGTATCGCTCAACTGGCTTGGCAGGTCGACGCCAACCTCCATGATCGAGGCTTCGATGTCGTGGAAGAGGTGCGCCAAGTCGTTGTGGTCGATGCGGTTGTCGAAGAGGCACTTTATGCGATCGAAGCTTTCAAGCATGCGCACTTCGACCTTGCCGGCATAGGTGAAGACCACGCCGACGTTGAAGTACTCGCCGGCGTCCTCATCGAGGCAAACGCTAATGGTGCGCCAGTCGCCCTGGACGCCAGAGGCGCTGGAGCGCGGCTCGCTCAACCGGGAGCGAAGACGAGAGGCGACTGCGTTCATATGACGTGCCCTGCGGCCTTGGCGTAGGAGATGGGGTCCAGCAAATCTTGAAGCAATTGGATGATGGCGTCGATGTCGAGTTGCTCATCCAAGAACTCGGCCAGCACCTGGCGCGCGGCCGCTTCGCCTTCCTGGCGAAAGGTAACCGCGAAGCAATTGTAAGCGAAGATCTTCGCGCTGGAATTCGGCAGCAGGTCACTCCACTCAGGGTTGTGCAGCTCGATCAAGGCTTCCAGTTTGTTGACGCATGGCATGGGGGTGGCCCCTATGGCGCCCGGCTTCCAGTTGGGGAAGTTGAGGATGCGACCGTGGTCAATCACTGTGAGCTCATTGGGGCCGGACGCAAGCAGGTTTCCGGGATTGCGGTCCGAATTGAGCAACCAGCCATCAAACGCAATGACTCGTGGCGAATCCTGATTCCTGGCGAGCTCGTTCGACAGGCGCTTGAGGCGTCGGTCATGCAATGAGCCGAGCTGCCCGCCTTTGAGGTGCACCTGTTTGAGGTTGGGATGGACCATGTCCTGGCTGAACCAGCAGAGATAATCCTCCTGCCTTGCGCCGCAGGCGGTCAGGTCCAGCGCCGACCGAAGGGCCTGCGGGATCTGGTCGCGCTGAAGGAGGATGATGCCTGCCACCGCAGGCACCTTCAGCCCGCAACCCTTGGCGAGGACATAGCCCAGTGCTTCGTTGATGATTTCCTGGTTTGCTACCACGGCGCCGGTGGCCGGGCACGCTATCTGATCAGTCAGTGGCTTGACGTAGCAGCGCAGCGATTGTTCGCCGACCTGAATCTTTGCCCGGAAAATCGGGCTGATGCCCACCTGACTTGGCGGCCGCAGCACGCCTCGAAACGCATCACTTCTCAGTGTCTCGATCATGGCTCTTCAATTTATCCCTGAGCCTTGAATGGCTCCCCTTGTTGTCTGGCAGGGGCGTCTTGTTTGCGCCCTCGAAACGCGAGGCAATGCGATCGAGAAGATCGATGTCTTCTTCTGTGAGACGGCCTTGGTCGGCCGCCTGGGCGATGCGTAATAGGACTTCACGAGAGCGTGGCGACGCAAGCATAGCCAGGCGGGATATCTCACTGGAGTAGGGTGCGCGAAGCTCGGAAATATCTTCCTGGCCGGCCGGTCTCATTGGCCCGTCGCCGTACTCAAGCCATTCAGCACGGACGAGCAACCAACGGGCGAGAGCCACCATGTTGTCTTTTTCGGGCATCGACTCAGAACGCAGCCACTTGCTTGTGGCTTGGGTGGTCGTAACCACTCCCGCCTCTTGCAAGCCGCGCTGCAAGTCTATGTTTCGCCCGCGGCCGCGCCTGACATTCGGCATGTCATCCAGCGCGGCATTAAGGCGTGCCGCGAACGCATCCCGAAGCTGCTGTGTGTCAACCATCGGTTGATGGTGCCACGCCAGTTGCGCAACAGTCATTTGATGTTAAGATCAACCGACAGTTGATATAGAGACATCTTCATATGGATAAACCTCTCTTGTATGCCGTTACTGCGGCGGGTGGCCCTGTCATGGCCGCTCGAGCCTGCGACGTTTCGCGCCAGGCAGTGGATAAGTGGATCGCCAACGGCTACCTCCCTCGTACTGACTACACCGGGGAGACGAATTACGCGTACCGCCTCGCCGCAGCTGCCGGCGCCAGAGGCGTAGCTTTTACCCCAAGCTGGTTGCTAACAGCCGCTGCCCCTGGTGCTAGTGGTGGTAACGCCGAGGAGGCGGGTGTTGGTTCGGAGGACCTTCCTTCTGAGCGCGAAGACCGGCGCCGGCCCGAAGCCCAATCGAGCACTCGCCGTCGCGGCCGCCGCGTTGGGGACCTTTCCGAGGCGGAGTTCGCCGAGCGGCTGGCGCGGGCACGAGAGGGCGCCTACCCGGAGGAGTTCACTCCGCCGGCCATTCCCAAGCCCTCCGTCGAGTAGGCCTGTCATGCCGAGCAGCGCTCGAGCATTTCGTCGAATGCCGCCATTACCGGTGCTGCGCCGCGGGCACCAAGGATCCGCACCCGTGCGCGATCGGCTTGTACCTGAAGGCGCCGCTCAAGCCCGGCGCGAGTATTCGCCGGCAGCTCTTGGAGCAAAGCGGAGAGGACGCACTGCAGGGCGAGTACCTCGGCCTGCAAGTGAAGGATCGATGGCTGGCGCATGGGGGCATCCCTCGCTGGTTGAAAAGGCAACGCCTCGTCTATGGGGCAACGATAGGAGCGAAAGGCCAGCATGAGTACGTCGAATCTCGGACACGCCCATCTCTCACGCGACCAGGTGCTGGTGGCCCATGCCGCCGAGATGATCGCGCGCACTTCGCTCAGCCAGGACGACTTCGCCCAGGCGCTGAGCCATGAACTGCACGACCTGGTGCCGGCCAAGGCTGCCGAAAAGGAGGTGCCGAACTTCCAGGCACTGGCGGCGAGCAACGACGTGCCGGCCTTTCTGAAGGCTTCGGGACGTTGGTTGAAGCGCGTGGAGCGCTGGTTGTGCGGCGAGGTGGACTTGCCGAGCTGGGTCGAGGAGGCCTGGGTGCGTGCCCTGGCGCCGGCATACCGCGAGCGTTGCACCAACGAACTAGCGAGCCGGTACGGGTTGGTGGGCGCTCGTGACCTCGGCCTGGATGGCTGCCCGGTGACCGCGTTTGGACAGCTCGTCACACGCCTTGGTACTGCCGTGGAGGCAACAGGGCTGGTGCTGGCTGATGGGCAGATCAGCGATGAAGACAGGCCGCACCTGCCCAGCATGATCGAGGCACTGCTTGCGGTGGAGAGCCGCTCGTGCGAGCTGCGCCGCGCTGCTGAAAGGGTTATGGCAACCGGGGCACCGACGGTTTCACTGCGGGTGGCAGGATGATTTTTCCGCGCATGCGCGGGTTGCAGGGCTGGGCATGTGCATGGTGCACCGCGCAATCAGTGCCCCTGACGCCTGCACTGTGAGTTAGCAGCCTGGGAATCGCAGGCACAAAAAAGCCCGGTGGCAGCCGGGCTTCTTAAACACTACAAACAGTCGAGGTGAATTATGAATTCGACGCTCCATTCACGCAACCGCAGCGACCAGCCATTCCCATGCGCTCAGCTTGCGTACGTAAGTCTCGTGGCCGTGCCGCCGAAGGTTGGCGTTATAGCTCGGCGTCTGCAGGGCGGAAATGATGTGCACATCTTCCCCGCGCAGCGCGCTGATGCGCCGGTCGATTTCAGCCAGCTTGAGCTTGCCGCTCTCGGCGCGCAGTTCGCACCAGCGGCGCTTGAGTTCGTGGTGCTGCGCGGCCTTTTCGGCCGGACTTGTGAGGTGATCGAGGATGGCGCACAGCGCAATGGCCGCGCCCGTCCATTTGGCGAGTGGGCCGAGCTCAGCGAGCGCCCCGGCGAAGACGACCGAACCACTGACCAGGAACACGAGGCTGAACAGCCAGCGCAAGTGCCGGTACAGCTTGATGTGCCGCGCGTGGAGTTCGATGGCGTAGTCGATGTCGAGTTGCGCTTCGTAGTGGGTGCGCTCGCTGCTCATGGTCTATCCCCCTTGCTTAGGTTCCTGGCTGGGTGGCGGTGCCGGCGGGTTGCGATGCGGTGGCACCTGGGTTCTGAAGTCTTCCGGCTCAACGTTCATGAGGGTTCCTTGTTGGTTTTTTGGGTGCTTGGCAGCGCCCTGATCCTAGCATGTGAACCCTCATCTTTTTATGGGAGGAGCGCAGCATGAATGCTCTCGCTCCTTTCGATTTCCAGGGATGCAATGTCCGGGTGCTGGTGCTCGATGGCGAGCCTTGGTTCGTGGGCAAGGATGTCGCGTCGGTGTTGGGGTATGCACGCACTGCCGATGCGGTGAGAACACACTGCAAGGCTGCAAAACCGGTAGGGGTCGGCGTTTCACCGACCCCCCTCGATCCGCAGACGATGATCATCCCGGAGCGGGATGTGTACCGCCTGGTAATGCGCTCGAAGCTGCCTTCTGCTGAGCGCTTCGAAGAGTGGGTGGTGGCCGAGGTGCTGCCGAGTGTGCGCCGTTCGGGCAGCTACTCGGTTGGTGTTGCGATCCCTCATACGCTGCCGGAGGCCTTGCGCCTGGCGGCGGACCTGGCGGAGCAGAACAACCATCTACGGCTGGTGGTGCAGGAGCAGGCGCCGAAGGTGGAGGCGCTGGCGCGCATCAGCGAGGCGCGCGGAACCTTGTGCCTGACCGATGCGGCAAAGCACCTGGGTGTGCGGCGCAAGGACCTGCTGGCGTGGATGCGGGAGAACCGCTGGATCTACCGCCGCGAGGGCTCCGCGCGCTGGGTGGCTTATCAGCCCCGCGAGATCGCGGGACTGCTCGAGCATCGCGTGACGGTGATCGGGGTGGAGGACAGCGGCGACCAGCGGCTGGCGTCACAGGTGCGTGTCACGCCGAAAGGTTTGGCGTTGCTGGCGCAGAAGCTGGGGAGGGCGTCATGAAGCGGCCGGCCTTCCAGTTCTACCCCGCCGACTGGCGGAACAACGCCAAGCTGCGGCGCTGTTCGTGGGCTGCGCGCGGCGTGTGGATCGAGCTGATGGGCTTGATGCACGACAGCGACGAATACGGCGTGCTGCGCTGGCCGCTCAAGCAGATCGCCCAGGCACTTGGCGCGCCGGTGAAGCTGCTCAATGAGTTGGTGGAGTGCGGCGTGCTGTACGGCGCCGAGCGCGGCGAATGCAAGGCGATGATCTATACCCCGCGCAGTGGGCGCCGGGAGGGTGAGCCCGTTGAGCTGGTACCCGCGCAAGCCGGCCCGATCTGGTTCAGCCCGCGCATGGTGCGTGACGAGTATGTGCGCACCGTTCGGGGCGAGGCGAGCCGCTTTGGTGAGGACGGCAAACCCCCTAAGAAGGGCAAGAAGGCTTCACCAAAGCCACCCTTGGGTGAAGGCATGGATGACGCACCAAGCCGCCGGCAAGGTGACGGCTCTACATCTTCTTCTTCATCTTCACCTTCGGTAGCTAACGCTACCTCAGGTGGTGTGGCCGCTGACGCGCGCCGCCGCCGCTTCGAGATGCACGAGGCTTGGCAGCCGGACGAGGTGACGCTGCGAGCGCATTTGCGCACCGCTGGCATCGGCCTGGACGTGCTCGGCCCTGAGCTGATCGCCGAGTTCGTGACGTTCTGGCTGACGCGCCCTGATGACGACACCCACGCCGGCTGGTGCCGGCGCCTGGTTCAACACGCTGTTCGTACCCGAAGCCGGCAGGCTGCCCTTGCCGCAGGAGTTTCCCGTGACGCAACCCAGACCCGTGGCGGCGCTGCTGCCGGACGCATCTCGCTCGCTGAAAACATCGCAGATCGGAGCTGGGCCGACGGCCTCGAGCCCGTGTGACCGGGATGAGCTGACGCGGCGCATCACGGTGCTGTTCGCAGCGTTCCAGGCGCAGTACGCGAACCAGTTCGACTGGGACTACGGGCGTGACCCGCAAAAGCTCCAAGCGGCGAAGAAGGTTTGGTACCGGAACTCGCTGGGAATGGTGCCGGGCCCGCTGTTCGAGATGGCGCTGCGCACGATGGGGGAGGTGTGCAAGAAGATCCCGACGCTGGCTGAGTTCCTGCTGCTTTGCCGGCCGGCGCCGGAGCTGCTGGGGCTGCCGACGGTGGACGCGGCGTACCAGGAGGCGGTGGTGCATGCGCTGGATGGTGCGCACCGGTGGAGCCACCCGGCGGTGCGGCTGGCAGCCAAGGCGGCTGGCGCGCATGACATGCGGCTGGCGGAGGGCTGGCGTGCCGCGCAGGTGCGGCGGGCCTTCGAGACGTATTACGGGCAGCTGGTGCAGCGGGTGGCCTGCGGCGAGGACCTGGCGGAGCCGACGCTGGTGCTGGGCCACGACGGCACCCGGCCCGCCGCCCAGGTGCAGGAGGAGCATGCGGAGCAGTTGCTGCAGGCGCGGCTGGTGCAGCAAGGCTTGGCAGGAAGAGGGCAGAGCGCGCGAGCGCTGCTGCTGGGGAAGTTGGGTATCAAGCGGGAGCAGGCCAATGGTTGATCGGGTGCTGTGTATCTACCACGGCGGCTGTGCCGATGGGTTTGGCGCGGCCTACGCCGTACGGCGGGCGTTGGGCTGCGGGGTTGAGTTTCACGCTGCGCGTTATGGCGACATGCCGCCGGAGGTGGCCGGCAAGGTTGTGCTGGTGGTGGATTTTTCCTACCCCTTGGCGGTGTTGCAGGCGATGGCTGAGACGGCGGTGGCGGTGCTGGTGATCGACCATCACAAGACAGCGGCCGAGGATCTGGCTGGCGTGCCGCGCGCGCCAGAGAACTACGACCTGTGGCGTTCCTCGGGCGTGCCACTGGCGGCGATCTTCGATATGCGGCGCAGCGGTGCTGGCCTGACGTGGGATGTGCTGTTCCCCGGTGCTGGCCGGCCGGCGCTGATCGATTACATCGAGGACCGCGACCTGTGGCGGTTCAGCCTGAACGCAACCCGCGAGGTAACGGCGGCGCTGTTCAGTTACCCGCAGACGTTCGAGGTGTGGGAGCGCTTCATGGAGGGCGGGGTCGAGCAGCTGATGCGTGAAGGCGTGGCGCTGGTGCGCAAGCAGGCGCGGGACGTTGAGCGACTGGTGGAGTCGACGATGCGCCGCATGGTGATCGGTGGGTTCGACGTGCCGGTTGCAAACGTGCCGTACATGCTGGCCAGCGACGCTGGGAACATCATGTGTGTAGGCGAGGCCTTTTCTGCGACCTACTACGACACGGCAGAGCACCGTGTTTTCAGCTTGCGAAGCAGGCGGGGCGCGGAAGACGTGGGGGCGATCGCACAGGTCTACGGTGGCGGTGGCCACGCAACCGCTGCGGGGTTCCGCGTGGCGCTGCCGCGCTTCGATTTACCGGCGCCGGAGGTGTGCAATGGCTGACATTGGCTGGCGCGCCAAGCGCGCTGCGGATGGCCGTGTCATCCCGCGGTGCTGGGAGACGGACAGCGGTTTCACGGTTGCGGAGTGCCGCCTACCTGAGACGCGGTACGCAGTGACCCGTCCGGGCGGCCGCAAGCCGTTCGCCTACGTCAGCACCCAGGAGGAGGTGCTGGCTGCAATCCGTGGCGAACAGGCTTCGGCAGTTGCGAGGGCTGAGTGATGGCGGCCATGCGAACGGCGGGGGAGGTGGTCGCGTGGTGGCTGGGCCGTATCGAGGGTGATCGGGCCCGCTCGGCCAAGTACCGCGGGAGCATGGGATCGCTGATGCGCCGGCATGTGCTGCCGCGCCTTGGCAAGGTAACGCTGCGAAAGTTGGATCGGGTGACCCTGGATGACAGGCTGGTATTCCCGATGCACCAGGAGCTTTCGCCCAGGACCGTGCAGAAGGCGCTGCAGGGGCTGCGGCAGGCATTTGCGATGGCCGAGGAGCAGGGGCGCATCGACGCGAACCCGTTGGCCGGCACGACGTTCCGCAATTTCTACAAGGGCAAGCTGCGGCCGAAGCCGGCGGCGCTTTCGCGCGTCGACCTGCCGGTACTGGTGCCGCGCCTCGTGGAGGTGTTCAACACCGACCCGCTGAAGGGGATGCTGCCGCTGATGATGCTGGCCCACGGTACGCGCATCGCCGAGACGCTGATGGCGCGCTGGGCGCACATCTCGTTGGACGAGCGGGTGTGGGTCATTCCCGAGGCGAATACGAAGTCACGGCGGGAGCATGTGTTGCCACTGACACCGCAGGTGTTGGCGCTGCTCGAGCGCTACCGGCAGGCGCTGCCGGATCCGCGCCTGAAGGCTGAGTGGCTATTTCCAGTGCGCGGCGGCGCGCGGCTGGCCGAGACGAGTGCGCATGCCCTGATGCGTGAGGTGAGCGGTCGGCAGTGGACGAGCCACGACTTGCGCAAGCTGATGCGCTCGAGCCTGGCGGACATCGGCGTTGACCACATGGTGGGTGAGCTGTTGATCAACCACACGCTCGGGGTGACGGCCGAGACGTACCTGACGCGCGATGCCATGGCGCGCCGCCGTGAGGCGTTGGAGCGCTGGCATGCGCGCCTGGATGAGTGTGGGTTTGCGTGCGCACACCGGGCAAAAGTAGCGGTTCCTGCATTTCTGCAAGCCGGACGCAGCCCAGAGGCCACGGGCCCTGCGGCTGATTCCTGTGTTTCTACGTGGAGAGGATGAAGATGCTGCAGAACAGGGCTCGGAAGCGGCCAGTGGACTTCGAGGGCCGCGAACAGCAAATGCTGGTGAGCTGGATGCAGCTGCAGCACAAGGCTGCGTTTGCGTTGGCCTGGCACACGCCCAACGGTGGCGCACGCGACAGGGCGACGGCGGGGAAGCTGAAGGCGCAGGGGGTAAAGGCCGGTGTGCCGGACCTGCAGTTGGCGATGGCGCGGGGTGGCTTCTTCGGGCTGTTCATCGAGTTCAAGGCGACTCCGCCAAACGATGCGGCCGTGAGCGAGGGGCAGAAGGAGATGCTGTTGCGGCTGCAGCAGGAAGGGTATCGGGCTGTGGTTTGCCGCGGCATCAATGAAGCGATGGCGGAGATCAATGCCTACCTGGCGTTGCCGCCCACGGTGGCAGGGGCGAGGGCATGAGCAGCCAGATGGTGAGGTTGGAGCGCTGCGAGATCTGCCGTGGTACCGGCTTTATTCGCGGCATCTTTCACACGATGGAGTGCGCCGGGTGCAACGGCGGTGGGTTCGTACAGCCGGATGGCGCAGCGCTCGATTACCCCGCCCTGGTGAAGCAGCTCAGGCTGCGCCTGACCGATGCGGTGCACGGGATGGAGCGGCAGCAGGCGCTGCTTGAGCGCGCTGGCCTTCAAGGCAGGCCGGGCGATAGCGGAGCGGTGGCGCGACGGGGCGGCAGATCGAATTGGACGGGCGATTGAGGGGGAGGATGTCATGAGTATCGACCGTGATACGGAAGAGCTATTGGAACATTGGGGTATGTGGGTCGTGCAGGGGTCGGGCGTTGCTGGCTGTGCAGTGCTCGGCGACCGGCCGACGCCGATGATTACGGACGATGAAGCGCTGATCATCGACCGGCTGGTCGGGCGTCTCGGCATGCGTTATGCGGAAGCTGCCGAGGTGATCCTGCGCTACTACACCAGCGGGGCACCGTTTGCTGTGGTTGGCCGGCGTATGGGCTTCGGTGAGGAGAAGACACGACAGCTCTGGAAAGCGGGCGTCGCGTGGATCGACGGGGCGCTGGAGTCCCGTCGCCTCGCTGCCGCTTGACAGGCCCGGGCCGAGACCGTACCTTTTCTCGTACTTTGCGGTTTTACCGCCTGAAAAGCCCTGGCACTTGCCGGGGCTTTTTCGTTTTTGCTCTCGACCGGCCGCGTGCTGGTTTCCTGGCCCGCCTCGAGCGGGCTTTTTTGTTTCCGGCACCATGCCTGCCTCTTTGCTCCCCGGCGGATGCGCTGTGCATGGGATGCCGGCCCTATTGCGTTCCAACAGCCGATGGTGGCTCAGGACTGCCCATGAGGATGCATCAGATGACAGAGCCAGCCACCACCGCAGCTGGCGGCCTCGCGCTGTACAAGCTGGGCGCGTTCGGTTTCATGGCTGTGCTTGCGGCAGTCGTGGTCATGGCCATGACATTACCCAGGACGCCAAGGGAGTTCGTGGTGGCGATGGTGTCGACCGTGGTTTCCAGCATCTGTGGCGGCGCGGCTGTGGTGAGTTACTTGGGTATCGCACACTGGGTCAACGATGACCTTGGGTTTATCGCGATCGGCGGCCTGATCTTCGTCTGCGGCTTGCCGGCCTGGGTGCTGGTCCGCGCGAGCTTCGCTTACGCCGAGATGCGCAAGGACAAGACGATCTTGGAGATCATCCAAGAGGTGAAGGGTGCGGTTTGGAAGTGAGCCATGATTCGGATAGATGCCACGGGGCTGCGCTCTGCTGATGCGTCTATCGACGAGGTCTTGGATCAGATTCCGTACGCCACAGCGCTTGCATTGACCCGCACGGCGAAGGAGGTGGAGGCGGCGCTGGTCGATGAGATGAAGTCTGTCTTCGATCGTCCGACGCGCTGGACCCTTGATAGCCTCAGGGTATTCCCAGCGACGAAAGAGAAGCTGGTCGCCCGGGTCTGGATGAAGAACGAGGCTGACAAGTCCGTGCCGGCTACTCGGTGGATGGAGCCGGAAATCTACGGTGGCCCGAGGCGGGACAAGCGAAGCGAGAGCATGCTGAGGGCTCGCGGTATTCTCCCGAATGGAAAGTACATCGTCCCAGGCGAAGGCGCGCAGCTCGATCAGTACGGCAACATCAAGCGTGGTTATCTGACCAGGGTACTCTCGGGCGTTGGTGGGTTCAGCCAGCAAGGCTACAACGCCAACGCCACCGGCAGTGCACGCAGTCAGCGAAGGGGCAACGCGCGCCGCTTCTTCGTTATGCATGACAGCAAGCGAGCCCCGATCGGCATCGCCGAGCGCACTGGCCGTGGCCGAGACAATCTGCGAATGGTGCTCGCCTTCGTCCGCCGGCCAAGCTATCGAAAGACGTTCGACTTCTTCGAAGTCGCCGATCGGGTGGCTGAAGAGCGGCTGTCGGCAAATTTCCGCGAGGCGATGGAGCAGGCAATCAGAACGCGGCGTCCATAGGCGCTGCCTATGGCGCGGGTCCTCCTGACGGGGTGGCCCTATGAGGGTAATTCGAGCCCCGTTCTTCCGCTACGTACGACGCTTTTTCGGGTGAGGGTTGTTGTTTCGTCATGGCGCGCATTCCACCCCAAAAACAGCGCGGCTGGCTCAACAAGAGCGAGATGGCTGCCAGCCTCGGCATTTCCGTCCAAGCCTTTGACAAGTGGGGCGTCCAGCCGGTCGAGCGCATTGGTCGAGAGGCGTTCTACACGGCCCAGTCGGTAGTCGAAAACCGCGTCGCCGCAGCTGAACGGAAACAACAACCTGAGGAAGGTATTGAGGGCATAGATCCACTGGTCGAGTTCAAGCTGACGCAGGAGCGGCTACGCCTCACTGCCGCGCAGGCCTACGCGCAGGAAAAGAAGAACGAGATAAAAGACCGGCAGCTGGTACCGACCGAGTTTGCCACCTATGCCCTGGCACGCGTGGCGGCACAGATCGGGTCTCTGCTCGACACCGTGCCGCTGAAGCTGCGTCGCCGGCATCCGGAGATAGACGTCCGCCATATCGAATCGCTGCAGCGGGAGATTGCCACCGCGCGCAATACCGCCGCCGAGTTGGGCGACCACCTGCCGGAAATGCTGGATGAATTTCTCGAGTCCCTGGCTGATTGACCTGCAGAAGGCCATCAGACTCGGACTGCAATCGCTCTACAAGGAACCGCCGCTCACTGCGGTCGAGTGGGCCGACAAGCACTTCTACCTCAGCTCCGAATCGAGCTACCAGGAAGGCAAGTGGGAAACCGCAGCGTTCCAGCGCGCCATCCTGAACGCGATGGGCAACGACCTGATCCGGGTCGTGAACGTCATCAAGAGCGCGCGAGTCGGCTACACCAAAATGCTGATGGCCAACGTCGGCTACAAGATTCAGCACAAGCGCCGGAACGTGCTGAGCTACTGCCCGACGGACCCCGACGCCGAAGAGCTGATGAAGCGGCACGTCGAAACGTTCATTCGTGACGTGCCGGCCTTACTCGATCTGGCGCCTTGGTACGGCAAGAAGCATCGCGACAGCTCGCTGAGTGCCAAACGCTTCGCCAACCAGAAGATGCTCTGGTGCCTGGGCGGGAAGGCCTCTCGGAACTACCGGGAGAAGTCGCCTGACGAGGTCATCTACGACGAGCTGTCGAAGTTCGATCCTGACATCGAAGGGGAGGGTAGTCCTACCTTCCTCGGTGATAAACGCCTCGAAGGCGCGACCTTCAAGAAGTCGATTCGTGGTTCTACGCCGAAGAAGGCCGGGAGCTGCCAGATCAGCAAGGCCGGCGATGAATCGCCGCATTACCTGCGATTTCACATTGCCTGCCCTCACTGTGGTGGCGAGCAGTACTTGAAATGGGGCGGCAAGGATGTCCCGTATGGCATCAAGTGGGATACCAACGAGCTCGGGGAGGCGACCAAAGCCTGGTACGTCTGCGAGCACACAGCCTGCGTGGTTCTGTACCACGAGGCGGTGGAGGCAGCGGAACATGGACGATGGATCTGCGAGCGTACCGGCATCTGGACGCGCGACAGCATGGAGTGGTTTGACGCGAGCGGCGAGCCGCGTGCCACGCCGAACAGTGTCACTTTCCACGTCTGGACAGCTTACTCAGTCTTCACAACCTGGCTCGATATTGTCAGCGACTGGCTGAAGATCAAGGGTGACCGCGAATCCTTGATCACCTTCGTCAACACCACACTCGGCGAGGTCTGGGAAGACGACGAAGGCGAGAAGCTCGACTGGGAGCACCTTCATGCTCGGCGGGAAGTTTGGGCGGGCGTCCCGAGCCGCGCCGTCACGCTGATGGGTGGCATCGACACTCAGGACGACCGGTACGAAGGCAGGGTATGGGCGTTTGGCCCTGGCGAAGAGGCCTGGCTCATTCATCGGTGGATACTCAACGGTGACCCGGCCAGCGAGACCCTGCGCGCCAAGGTGGGCGAAGAACTGCATCGCCAGTTCACCCGAGTCGATGGGCAGGTGATGCGGGTGGAGCGCTGGTGCTGGGATGCCGGCGGTCACTACGCAGACGAGGTCTATGCGGAGAGCCGCAAGCACGGCGTTTTCTGGGTAATCCCCATCTTCGGAGCCAGTACATACGGCAAACCCATCGCCAGCTTTCCGCGCGCGCGCGTTAAGCAGCACCGCGTGTATCGCACCGAAGTCGGCTCGGACAACGCCAAGGAGCTGATCTACAGCAGGCTCAAGTTGCCAATCGACATCAGCAAGAGCTTGGCCGGGGAGCAGCAGGCCGGAGCGATACATCTTCCGGCCAATGACGCCATCTGCGACGAGGCGGAACTGAAACAGCTCACCGCGGAAGTGAAAGTACTCAAGATCGTTGGCGGCCAGCGCGTGTATCGCTGGGACCCGAAGGGGCGCCGCAACGAGGCGCTCGACTGCTTCGTATACGCACTCGCAGCCCTTCGCATCAGTCAGCAGCGCTTCGGCCTGAATCTCGAAGCGATGGCCTGCGCCACTGCTACGCCGGTGGTCGGTGAGGTGCTCCGCCGCGACACGGCAAAAGCCCCGCCACCCCAACAACCCGCCCGCCCGGCAGCCGCCGGCAGCTGGCTGAAACTCGGACGAGACGACCCATGGCTCAAATGACGCAGGCACAGCAGATGCTGCAGAAGTATCTGGACGCCGAAGCCGCCGTGCTCGACGGCCGCAGCATCACTTTCAATGGGCGCACCCTGACCATGGTCGACCTCGTGCAGATCCGGGCCGGCCGGGCTGAGTGGGAGCGCCGTGTTGCCTCCGAACGCAGCGCGATCGCAGGCCGGCGCCCTGGGCATTCGCTGGCGACCTTCGAATGAACATCATCGACAGGCTCCTCGAGCCGTTCGCGCCCGGCATGGTCGTTCAACGCCTGGCCGCCCGCCAGGCCATTCGTGCCTACGAGGCCGCCAAGCCCAGCCGGACACACAAGGCCAAGGGGCAAACTCGCAGTGCAGACCTGTCCCTGCAGCACGACGCCGCATCTCTGCGCGCCCAGTGCCGCAAGCTGGACGAAGACCACGACATCGTCACAGGCCTGTTCGACCGGCTCGAGGAGCGGGTGGTAGGTGGGGCTGGTATTGGAGTCGAGCCGCTGCCTCTTACCTGGGATGGTGAGGTTCATCTAGACCTTGCCGCCGAGATCAAGAGCGCTTGGGCGGAGTGGTCGCTGCACCCGGAAACCTCAGGCGAGCTGACGCGACCGCAGATGGAACGGCTCGTCTGTCGGACATGGCTACGAGACGGTGAAGCGCTCGGGCAGCAGTTGCGGGGCAAGGTCGCGAACTACAGCTATCTGACTGCCGTGCCTTATGCGATCGAACTGCTCGAGGCAGATCATCTCCCGTGGGACTACAACGATCCGAACTTGGGTATCGTCCAAGGCATCGAGCGCGACGCCTGGCGCCGCAAGCGTGCCTACCATCTGCTCAAGGAACATCCCGGCGGCGTTAACGGCATCAGCTTCAGCCTGCAGACCAAGCGCGTCGAGTCCGAGCGCATTCTGCACATCGCCTACCGCAAGCGCATCGGGCAGAACCGCGGCGTTCCGCTGCTGCACGCGGCACTGGTTCGGCTCGCAGACCTCAAGGACTACGAGGAAAGCGAGCGGGTAGCCGCACGTATTAGCGCCGCCCTGGCGATGTACATCAAGAAGGGCAACCCGGATCTGTACACCGGCACCACTGGCGACAACCAGGCGCCGGGCTACCGGAGCTTCCCCATTGCGCCGGGTATGGTCATTGACGACCTGCTGCCCGGCGAGGAAATCGGAACCATCGCCAGCAACAGGCCCAACACCTTCCTCGAAGGCTTCCGCAACGGCCAGCTGCGGGCAATCGCCGCCAGCGGGCGCAGCGCGTATTCAACGGTGTCGCGCAGCTACGACGGGACATATAGCGCCCAACGCCAGGAGCTGGTGGAGGCGCAGCTGGGCTACGACCTGGTGCAACACGAGTTCATCGACTACTGGGCGCGGCCCGTCTACCGGAACTGGCTGGGCATGTACCTGCTTACCCGCCGAGGGCCGCTGCCGGCCGACATCGACCCGAGCACCCTCTACGCGGCGGTTTACCAAGGCCCAGTAATGCCCTGGATCAACCCAGTCCACGAGGCAAATTCCTGGGAGACGCTGGTCAAGGCCGGCTTTGCGGACGAGGCCGAAGTCGCCCGCGCCCGCGGCCGCAACCCGCAGGAGCTCAAGCGCACACGCGCAGCAGAGATCTCCACCAACCGCGACAAGGGGCTCGTATTCAGCTCCGACGCATATCACCAGTACTACGGAAAAGGAGGCGCCAATGGGCAGCCACATGAAGATGACGACCCTGCTGGCGCCAATGGCAATGGCAGTCGCCGCAGCGCTGAGTAACGAAACCGCCCCGGAGCAGAGCTGGTACAGCATCCAGGCGAAGGGGAAAGGGCGGGCGGAAATCCTGCTGTACGACGAGATCGGTGGCTGGGGCGTCAGCGCAAGGCGCTTCGCGAGCGACCTGAAGGCACTCGGCGATCTCGACCAGATCGACCTGCACATCCACTCACCGGGTGGCGACGTGTTCGAAGGCACCGCCATCTACAACTTGCTCAAGAACCATCCTGCCAAGGTCGTGGTGTACATCGACGGATTGGCGGCCTCCATGGCCTCCGTTATCGCCATGGCCGGTGACACAGTCTACATGCCCGAAAACGCCATGATGATGGTGCACAAGCCATGGGGCATTCAGGGTGGCGATGCTGACGACATGCGGCGTTACGCCGAGCTTCTCGACAAAGTCGAGTCCACTCTCGTCATGGCCTATGTCAGCAAGACCGGCAAGGGCGAAGACGAAATCCAGGCTTTGTTGAAGGACGAAACCTGGATGACCGGCCGTGAGGCCGTCGAGGCCGGCTTTGCCGACCAACTGACCGAGCCGCTCGCCGCGGCAGCTCAACTCACCTCCAAACGCATGCAGGAGTTTGCCCACATGCCCGAAGCACTCAACGCCCTGATGCAGCCGCGCGCGCAGACCACTGTCACGCCACCGGCAGCACCTACCCCCGCGCCGGCCGCTCCGCAGCCGGTACCGGTTGCAACCACCACGACGCCCCAGCCGGCCCCAGCACCGGTAGCCGATCCGAACGCGATCCGCGCCCAGCTGATGGCCGAGGAAAACCAGCGGCGCCAGGGCATCAGTGCCCTGTTCCAGCCTTTCGCCGCCGCTCAGGGAGATCTGCTGCAACAGTGCCTCGGCGACATGAACGTCACCGTCGAGCAGGCGCAGGCCAAGCTCTTGGCCAAGCTGGGTGAGGGCGCTACTCCGACCCCGTCGGCCCACATCTACGCGGGCAACGGCAACGTGGTTGGCGACTCGGTTCGCAACTCGGTCGAGGCGCGGATCGGTCTGGTGAAGGCCGAGAAAGAGAACAAGTTCGTTGGCATGCCGCTGGCGGAACTTGCTCGAGCCTCGCTGGTGCACCGCGGCGTCGGCATCGCCGGCATGGACCGCATGGGCATCGTCGGCTTGGCGTTTACCCACACTACCAGCGACTTCGGCCACATCCTCGGGGACATCGCCAACAAGTCAATGCTCAAAGGCTACCAGGAGGCCGAGGAAACGTTCCAGAAGTGGACTTCCAAGGGCACCCTGACCGACTTCAAGCCAACGAAGCGCGTGGACCTGACCAGCTTCCCGAACCTCGGCTTGGTCGCCGAGGGCGCCGAATACACCTACGCGACCATGGGCGACCGCGCCGAGAGCATCGTCCTGGCCACCTACGGCAAGCTGTTCTCCATCACCCGTCAAGTGGTGATCAACGACGACCTGTCCGCGCTGGACCGCATCCCGCGTTCTATGGGGCGTGCGGCCATCCGTACCGTCGGCGATCTGGTCTACGCGGTGTTGGGCAACAACCCGAAGATGAGCGACGGCAAGGCGCTGTTCCACGCCGACCACGGCAACCTGCTGACCCCCGGCGAGGCGCTGTCGGTCGGCCGTATCGACGCAGCACTGTCGGCCATGCAGACCCAGCAGGAAGGCGACGCCATCCTCAACATAATGGCCAAGTACATGCTGGTGCCGGTGGCACTGCGCTCGACCGCAAACGCCCTGATCGGCGCCGAGTACGATCCGGCTCTGGCCGACGCCAAGGTGCCGAATCCGGTTCGTGGCTTGGTTGATGTCATCGCCGATGCGCGCCTCGACAAGCAGTCGAAGCTGCACACGTACTTCGCGGCTGACCCGGCCGTTCACGACACCATCGAGGTGGCCTACCTCGACGGTAACGAACAGCCCTACATGGAGCAGCAGCAGGGTTTCACCGTCGACGGTGCGGTGTTCAAGGTGCGCATGGACGCCGGCGTCGCCCCGATGAGCTGGCGCACCATCAACAAGGTCCTCGGCGCCTGATAGGCCGCTGACCTGACCAGGCCCCGCTGACGCGGGGCCTTTTCATTTTCGCCCCGAGGATCTGATCCATGGCCAAGAACTATATCCAGGACGGCAACGTCCTCACCCTTATCGCGCCCGCTGGCGGCGTTGCGTCTGGCGGGCTCTATGCCATCGGCGCGCTCGTAGTGGTTTCGCTGCACGATGCTGCAGAGGGCGAGCCATTTGCTGGCAAGCCGAACGGCGTCTGGAGCGTCCCCGCTACCGCCGGCCTCACCGCAGGTGCTGAGGTAGCCCTGCTGGGCGGGCAACTGGTCGCTGCGGGCACCGCGGAGGCGGTACCGTGCGGCAAGCTCGCCAGCCCTGAAACCGCGGGTTATGCCAACCTGCTGCTGATCAACTGATGAGCAGCTTCGCACAGGCGAAAACGCGCCTTCACGCGGCCGTCCTGGCACGCCTGGCGGATGGCCCTGCCGATTACGTGAGCCCCGCAGGCGAGCGCGTCGCCTGCGGGGTTCGTGTATTGGTAGACCGCAATCTGCAGCAGCAGGGGCCTGAGGGGATTTTTCTCAGCGACGCCGTTGGCATCAGCTGGTGCTCTGCCGAACTCCAAGCGGTGGAGCGCGGCGGGGTTTTCATCCACGCCGGCCAGCGCTACCTCCTTGAACAGCCGATCTCTGACGACGGCCAGATGCCCACCTGGGCTTGCATGGAGCAGCGATGAACATCCTCACCGAAGCACGGCTTGCCCTGGTGGCGCGGCTGCAGACGATCACCGTGTCCAATGGCTATCGGACTAACGCCGGGCACAACGTGAAAACCGGTTGGCTGAACGAGCTGCTGGAGCAGGCCGTGGCATTTCCACTCATCTGCGTTCAGAAGGCCAAGTGGCAGCAGCCAACGGCCGGGCCGGGGGTGATCAAAGCGGCGCCGGGATTTAGCGTAGTGGGCTCGGTCGACGCTGGTCTCAACGACTACGACGGCGCGCTCGAGGACTTGGAGCTCGACCTTCTGCAGTGCCTGTTGCCAGAGCACGGCGCGTTTCTTCCATGGGCCCCACCGGGAGTAGTCAGCACCGCCCTGGGGACGCCTGAGGAGTTTCCGCCGGGCAATGGCGCCCGGGTGGCGTCCGTCCTGATTCCGGTCCATCTGCACACCATCATCAACGGAGACTGACTCCATGAGCACCAAAGAACCGGTGCCTGCTGCGCAGGCTGCCGAGGTTCAGGTCGTCCTGAACAAAGCGCATACCCACCGTGGCGAGCAGCGCCAAGCTGGTGCGCCCATCACCGTAAATGCCAAAGAGAAGGTCTGGCTCGAAAAGCGCGGCCTCATCGGCGGCCAGCAGGAGGAAGTGAACCATGGCTGATTTGCGCGGTGCGTTTCTCGGGATAGGCAAGATCTACCTCGAGGATCTCGACGACCCGCAGGGGCTGATCTTCATCGGCAACTGCAGCGAGCTGACCTACGAGGCAACGCCGCAGGAAATCGAGGAGCAGGACTACACCACCCCTGGTGGCGGGCTCGATGCCTCGGTGCAGCGCATCAGCGCGCTGAACATCAACTACAACGCCCGGCACTTCAAAAAGGCCAATATCGCTCGCGCGATCTACGGTAGCGCCACCGACGTCGATGCAGGCACGGTCACCGGCGAGGCCCACACGGCTTATCCTGGCGCGCTGATCCTGCTGGGCAACCCGGGTGCGACCGACGTCGAGGTCACCAGCGATGACGGCCTGACGACCTATCAGCTGGACGTCGACTACACCCTCGACCCGGCCGGCTTCCCGGTCATCGTCGAAGGCGGGGCCATCGCCGCCCCCACGCCGGTAAAGGTCAACTACAGCTACGGCAAACACGCCACCATCCAGGCGCTGGTCAAGTCCGGCAAACGGTTTCGCCAGGTGTTCGTTGGGCTCAACGAAGCGCGCTCGGGCAAGCCTGTTGTCATCGAGGTATTCCGCGTCAACCACTCGCCGGCCAGCCTCAGCTTCATCGGTAACGAGTTCCAGGGGATGCAATTCACCGCCAAGGTCGAGAAGGACCCCGCCAAGGTTGGCACCGGCATCAGCCAGTACATGGTGATCAAGGACGTGGAGTGATTGGCGGAAAAGCCATGCACGTCGAGTAGGAGTCACAAAACGTGACACTAGGCCAGTAAAAGCAAGCCCCTGTGAGCTGGCTGGCTCCGGGGGCGCCCGCCCTATCTCAACTAGGGAAGAGCAACTTAACCCATGCCTATTAAACCGCGAGGGATAAGAGCTTGCTCATCGGTAATTAGCTTAGGGCTGCGCGAATTAATTCTATCGCTCGCGGGAGATTGTCCATTCCAAGATCTAGTAATCGCGTAGTCAAGTGCTTTATCGAATCGGCAGGAAGTTCGCGCACAGATCGAAGTAGACGACTTTTCTCCTCACTGGGGAGGGAGGCCTCGGCTAGCCGGAACTCTATAAGCTGCTTTAGCGATTCCTCGTGAAACCTAATTGTGACCGTGCCAAGAATGGCGCTCAGACCACCATCGTCGGCCAGGAAGTCGAGCCCTTTATGTGTTGCTTTAATGGTGAACGGTCTTTGGATTTTATAGCCTAGCTCCTTGCTGAAAACTGCCTCGATAAGCCCATGCGCATTGAGGTAATAAATCGTTTTTATAACGTCCAAGGTTTCCGCTTCGAAATGCAGTTCCTCGGTTCGAAGTGCTGCGGGATAGGCTTCAACAGCTCGCTGGAGAATCTCGTGTTGTAGCTGGCGATTTAAACGCATGCGCACTCTCCTGCTAACATTAGAAATATGGGCGCTAACCGGCGCGCTGCTTGTTCGCCAGAGTCGTGCCTCTCAAGCTGTTATCGCAGCCTTCGGCCAAATGGTTTTATCTTCTTTCGATACTTTAGAATCTCGTCGACCCTGACCGAAGCCCTTAGCCATGCAAGCTCAAATGCGAGCATTGGAAGACCAGTCGAAATACCCCAAAACATGACGCCTTGTTCGGTCTGGCGCATGGATTCAGGGATCAGAAGAAGGCCAATACCGTACACGAGCGCACAAGTGACAAACAGCACCAGAAAAGCGTAGCTACGCGCAATTAGACGATTGATGGCCGCGATGTCGAATCGCTGGCCCTTGATGACTAACAGTTGGTTCCGGCGCCAGCTTCGGAGTCGGCGCCTGAGGGCGCCTTTGGCGTGATCCATCCATGACGGCAGCTCCTGCTTAATCCTGCGAAACGCTTCAGGCACGGCCAGAGTGATGATTGCAACAACCCACCATGGTGGGTTTGCGAGGTATTCGAGCATTGCCTTTCCTTGGCTGGCCTAGTTTCAGCTACGGGTTCCGCGAGGCGTTTTGGTGCGGGTATTAATCAGCCGCTATTTTCATAGCTTGGGTTCCTCAGCTCGCGCTTCGATACAAAGTCTGGGGAACACCGGCAACTCAGTCAAGGCTGGTTTTTTTCGGAGGGGTTTTTGCTACATTCTGGGCACTTGAAATGGGAGGGAACCCTAGATGCAATGCCCCAAGTGCAACCACATTCCGCTGGCCGGCAATCAGCCTGATCCGAATTGCTGCCCCGCGTGTGGCACCGAATACGCCGCTGCCATTCGTGAGCGCACGCAACAGAGTCAGCGCGCAAAACAGGCTGTGCAGCAACAGCCGTCGCTCGTCGCTGCCCCGAATGTGCAGAAGGCGATGATGGAATATCGCGGCGCACAACCCGTCGTGGTGCTGGACGTGAACATGAGTTTCGGCTCGATGGTCATGTTCATGATCAAGTGGGCATTGGCCGCGATCCCAGCGATGCTCATCCTCATGTTGATCGGCTTCTTCGCCGTGATGTTTCTCGGAGGGCTGGCCGGCGCGATGCGCTGACGGCCGCCGCACCGCAACAAACCCCGCTTCGACGGGGTTTTTCGTTTCTGGAGCCTTCATGTCAGATCTGGTCCACCACAGCGTGGTCGTCATAGACGGCCGCGAAATCGTCGTGCGCGAACTTTGTGTTGCCGACGTTCGCAAGTTGCTCAAGCTCCTCGATGGCGATCTGCTCGACGCGGCTCTGTTCGAGGACATTCGCCTGGGTGATCTGCCCCTTTTCACCAACCTGACGGCTGCCGAAGTGGAACAGATGCATCCATCGGCCCTGCGCGTGCTGGTGCAGGAATGCAAGAAGGCCAATCCCGATTTTTTCGGGATGCTGGCCCGGCTGGAGCGGAGCCGGGTCGAGGCCTGAGTGCCCTTGAGGGCTGCATCTGCGCGCTGGTCAGGCTCGGGCATCACCGCGTCGTCGACTATCCCTGGTCACTGTTTCTCCAGTCGTTGAAGGAACCCAAGGCATGAGCGAAGTAGAGCTGCGGCTGGTTGCTGATGTGGACCAGGCGACTAAAGAAATCGCCGGGTTCCGCAAGGAGTTCGCTGACACAGCGAAGGCAGTGACGGCGCCGCTCAAGCGCATCGACCTGCTGCGGCAGGCGCAGGAGTCGGCCAAAACGGCCTCAGCCGAATTCTTCGCCGCCCGGCGGCGCGTCGACGAACTGCGCAAAGCGATGGCCGCGGCGGGCCAGCCGGTGAAGTCGCTCGAGCGCGACCTAAGCGCAGCCGAACGAACCCTCGCCCGGGCTACGCTCGAATTCGATCGGCAGAAAACCAAGGTCCGCGAGCAGAGGGCCGAGCTTCGGGCGGCGGGCGTAGACACCCGCAACCTCGCCACGGAGCAGCAACGTCTTCAGATCGAGTTGGCACGACAGCTATCCGCAGGGCGCGCAGACAACGCGCTGTCCGGTGCGCAGGATCGCCTGGGTGTAAATCGCCTGCGGGAGCTGAGGGCCAGCCTGGTGGCCCTGCGCGCCGACTATGACCGGCTCACCCGCTCGGGTGTGCTGTCGGCCACCGAGCGTGCGGCCGCCGAAGCGCAGTATCAGAGCCAGCTCAAGGCCACCCGCGCGTCGATCGCAGAGATCCGCGCGCAGGAGTCTGGCGACGGTGTCGGAGTGGGTGGTGGGATAGCCGCTATCGCTGCGCGCGCAGCCGGCTGGACCGCTGTCGCCTATTCGCTCAAGCAGGCGGCTGGCAGCTACGTGGCGGCAACCGATCGCGTGGGTGAAATGGACGATCGGCTGCGCAACGCTTCGGCCACCGAGCAAGAGCACGCCCGAGCGCTGGATCGGCTACGTGAGATCAGCTCGCGTACCTACACCCAGATGGCGAGCAACGCCGAGCTTTACATCGGCTCGGTGCTGCCATTGCGCGAACTCGGCTTCACCACCGAGCAGGTGCTCGACATGACCGAGGCCCTGGGCCTCGGACTGGTCGCCAGCGCGGTGAAGGGTGAGCGCGCTGCGTCGGTCATCGACAACTTCAACAAGGCCATGCAGACCGGGGTGCTGCGTGGCGATGCGTTCAACGCAGTCCTGCAAAGCGCGCCCGAGCTGGCGACTGCACTGGCGACCGGCCTCGGTGTGACCCGGCAGGAAATGATCCGCATGGCTGAGGCGGGCGAACTGACAGCTCAACGCGTTATACCGGCGCTGATCGGTCAGCTCGATGCGCTGGGCAGCAAGGTCGACGGCATGCGTGTCACGGTCGGAGACGGCGCGACGAAGATGCGCGATGCGCTCGATGCCCTCATCGCAAGTATCGATAGCGTTACCGGCTTTTCGGGTGCAGCGGCGGCATCGCTCTCCACCCTGGCCGATGCGATTCAGGACATCGCCGCGGGCGAAGCGGCAGGCGGATCGGCCAAGGCGCTGCTGGAGCTGTTTTCCTGGACCCCACAGGGGCAGATGTTCGGGTGGCTTGGGCTCACCGATGCCATCAAGGAAAGCGTCTCGGCCGCCGAAGGCGCTACCGACGCGGCGCTCACCGCGCGCGAACGCTACGAACTGCAAATGAGCCTCAAGGACAACGAGGAGCGCGATCGGAACATCAGGCGGCTTATCGAGGAAGAACGCTCGGCGGCGGCCGTGCAGGGGGTTCGTATCGACGACCTGGAGGCAGCGAAGAGCTACGCCCAGGCATACGGCACCACCGCCGAAGCATTCTTGCAGCGAGAGCAGGAGCGCAATCGGCTTCGTGAAGCGGCCGATCAGGCCGCCATGACGCGAGCGAAAAGCGTGCGCCAAGAAATGCTGGCCGACCTGCGCAAAAACATCGCTGACCAGTACAAGGAGCTGGAGAAAGCGCAGGAGGACTTGAAGAAGGCCCGCAAAAACGAGCTCGACATCGAACGCGAGTTCCGCGATCTCGCTGCCGAGCTTCGCAGTGGTAGCGGCGGCGAGGCAAGGTTCGCCGACGCCCAGGACGCCTTGATAGCGGCCCGGCAGGCCAAGGCCAGAGGCGACAACGAAGAGGCGATCCGGCAGGCGCGGCGCAGCGGCGAGATACTCAAGGAACTCAAGAGCGCAGGCGAAAGCTCGTACGGGTTCGAAGGCATGGCCAAAGAGCTCGGGCGTATTGCCACCGAGGCGGCGCGAATCGAGAGCAGCGAGGCCGAAGGCAAGGTCAAGGCCATCAAACAGAGCATCCACGACCTGGTCGCCCAGGGCGAGGCGCTCAAGGCCTTGCAGGTCGAGGTGGGCTGGGACGAAAGCAACGAGGCAGAGATTCGTCAGCGTATGCAGGCGCTGTCGGCCGATCTGGCCAAGCAGCTGATCATCCCCGCAACGGTAGTCGCTGGCCAGGTCAGCGCCGCGACGGGACAGGACAAGGTCGAGGGCTTTTCCGCCGGCGGCTACACCGGCCCGGGCGGCAAGTACCAACCGGCTGGCGTGGTCCACGCCGGTGAGCATGTGCAGCCGCAGGAGGTTGTGCGCGAGCCCGGGGCGTTGGCGTTCCTCGAGCGCATCCGGCGCAACGGCTTCCGCGCCACGCTGGATCAGCTGCGGTTGCGCGGGTACGCCAACGGTGGGCCCGTCGTGCCGGTACCGCGCTTCGTTCCGAGCATTCCGACGCCGAGCCCCGCCTTGCTGGAAGCTGTGAGTGGACGCGGTGGGGCGGACCTGCTCCGAAACTGGGGGCGCGCGACCCTCGGTTACGGCGCCGATGAGTACGAGGTGCTGATCAAGCAGGACTCGTTCGACAAGCTGCTGGGCCGCACCCGGGCCAAGTTCGGCCGCACACATAGCTGACCGCCCCGCGCCTGCGGGGCTTCTTGTTTCTGGAGCCCTTGAATGTACCCACCACGAATCATGCTCGGCGGCGTGCCGATCGTGCTGCACGCCGGTGCGCCGGAGGAAAGCATCGGCGCCATCGGCGGCTCTACCGTGCTGCGTATGAGCGACGGCGCCGGGGTGAAGATGCAGCACTGGCAGCGCTCGGCTGGCAGCATTTCCGGCTCCGGCTGGATGCCGCCAGGCCTCGCCGGGCTTGACTACTCGCAGCCGCTGGAGCTGCGCAGCACCAAGGTGCTGAGCCACGTTGGCGCCGGCGCGACCTTCACGCTGCTCGACACGCCTCGGCCAGACGTCGCGCCCTGGGCTCAAGCGCTGATCGGGCGGGAGTGGGTACTGGTGCCCTGCACCTACGCTGACGGCGTGGTCACCGTCACCCCTGTGGCCGGCGCCACCCTGTACCAGGCCTGCTACATGCCGGTGTTCTCGGTGTTCGCCGAGCCGCCGAGCGAATCGCAGAGCGCCGGCACCGCCACGCACAGCTGGTCGATCAACTGGGAAGAAACCTGATGCTCAACGCTGCCCCGCTCAATAGCGCCCCGCTCAACAGTGCCGGCAGCGCTACGCAGGAGCCTGTCTATGTGGTGCGCGGGCAGGCGTTCAGTTGGGCCCTGCGGCTGGTTGTGGACGGCGCCAACCTCACCGCGCAGCTCACCGGCACCGTCGAGGTAGACCGGGAGGAGGGCGCGGCGGCGGTTGCCTCGTTCGATCTCTACATCCCGCCCGGGCAAACGGTCACGCCGCCGGCCTGGAAGGGCAGGGCAATCACCCTGGATTACCTCAGCGTCTCCGCGGGCGAGGCAACCGAGGCGCGGCGCTTCACCGGCGCCATCAGCCAGGCCGACTGGAACCCTGTGCGGCGCATCCTCAGCTGCGAGTGTTCCGACCGCCTGCAACAGCGTGTCGAGGGCATGACCGTATCGGCCATCGATGCACTGGTGGGTGGCTACTGGTCTGCCGACCTGTTCGAGCCGGTCGAGGGGCGCAGCCATTGGGACTATGCGCTCGAGCGGCTCAGCTCGGTACCGGCCAGCCTCGACGGCTCGGTGACAGGCGAGCTGCGGCTGACCAGCTGGTATGCCGGCGCGCCGCATTTCGTGTTCGGCCCCGGCACCACGCTCTATGAGACGGTAGAACTGCAACAGTCGAGCCTCGACAGCACCACCAACCGCATCGAGCTGGAGATCAACTACCGCTACAGCCGGCTCTGGCAGCTCACCGAAAACTACGGCTGGGAGCACCCAGACATCGACGGCCTGTCGGGCATCGGCGCGTTCTGCACCTGGCGCACTTGGTCGACCGAACTGCCGACAACAGAGATGATCGAGGATGCCGCAGCGGACGGCGGCTACCAGCTGGTCGGCGAAATTGCCGGGACCAAGCTGCCGCTGTCCATGCCCAACCCCTGCGGGGACGGCAACCCCTGGATCAACACGTTCGACAACCTCTGGCTGTCGGCGCAGTTCGCAGCCGGCTCGCGCTGGGTGCAGACCGTCACCGAGCAATACCGGCTGGTGCTGGCCACCGAGGCTGGGCAGGTCGAGGGGCAGCAGGTCGTGCAGCGCACGAGCTACAGCCTGAGCATTGAAACCGACCAGGCCGAGCAGTGGACCGAGTCGCCGCCGGATGCCACGGGCGACGTAACGACCGACCTCGCCGACGAGGCGCGGCGGGCCGCTGCCATCACCACGGCGCTGCACATCGCCCGCACGGACATCATCGCCGCGCACCGGGAAACCACCCTGAGCTGGCAGGTACCCACCTCGCTGGCGCTGGGCATCGATCTGGTGCACACGCTCGAGCTGAGCGACCAGGGTGCGCACGCGATCGGTAAATGCCGGCGCATTGTCGATGCGTTCGATCTGGGCTCTGGCGTGGCCACCACCACGCTGAGCATTGCCGTAATGGCCGGCAGCACGACGGGTGATGCGCTCAGTCTGCCCGCACGGCCTGACACCACGCTGCCGCCGCTGGGGCAGATCGGCAGCAACCTGGCGCTGCCCACCCAGCTGGGCGGGCGGATCAACGACCCGCACACGGGCCAGCCGATCCCGCCGTATGACGACGCCGAGCCGGGTTTCTCCGGCAACTACGACACCAACGACTACCCGAGCGCCGAGACATTCCCGCGCCGGTTCGACCTGGACGCACGCGAGATACCCGAGGCCTACCGCGACGAGCACGTGGCCACGGCCGAGCGCCTGTACCGGGTGGCAATCCCTAACGACACACTGGAGCTGTGATGGCCTACGTCAACAACTACTCGGAGCTGGTCGAACTGGCACCGGGCGTGACCACGCTCGCCCTGGCGTTGCCCGATGGCAGCTACCGGCTGACGCTGAGCGATGCCGCGGGCACCCGCTGGGAAATCGTCGACGCGGTGGTCGCCAGCGGCACCGCAACGCTCACGCGCGCGCAGGAGGGCACCACCGAGCAGGACTGGCCCACCGGCAGCCTGATCTACTGCGCCGTGACAGCCGGCCAGTTGAATGACCTGCTCGCCCGGCTACAGGCGTTGGAAACGGCGCTGGGCACGCGCTCGGTGACGGTAACCGTATCGGCGAGCGAGACCGTTGCGGGCCTCTACCTGCTCAATGGAGTACCTCAGGGCAGCGTGGCGCCGGCCTCGATCGACGTGCCAGGTGTTGGCGCGACGGCGGTCGTTACCCTCATGGCCAACGCCAATACCAACGAATTCACCGCGGTGCTGGCGGGCACGTTCGATCCGGCCGTGCTGGTCAGCATCGACGTTCAGGGTATCGGAGTGTTCCTGCTCGGCCAGGCCATCGACACGTTCAGCGCCGACGGCTACACCGGCTGGGCCTGGTCGGCACCGAACGCCAGCGACTGGCTGAGCGGTGGCAGCCGGATTGTCACGTTCCGCTTCGCCTACTGAGGTGGCCAATGGCTTTAGGTGACGAACGCCGAGCCTCCGGGCAGGCAATGGAACAGGCCCGCCGCAATATCGGCCGCGCGAACGAGGCGGCGAGGCGCGCAGGCGGCGAGGCGATGGAACAGGCCCGCCGCGGACGGCAGGTAGTCGAGGACATCAACCGGCTGACCCGGCCGCAACCGGTTCGCCGCAGCCTGCCTACAGTCGAGCCCGTCGGCGCACGCCCGGCCGCACGCGGGCGTGGCGTGTACACGCCGCCGCCCGCTACGCAGGGTGGCGGTGGCATCGCCGGGCCGCTGGTCGAGGTGTCCCGCACCTACGCGCCAGATCCCGAGTACATCGAAACCATTGACGGCAGCGGCTACTTCAAGGTGCGCCGCGTGGCATCCATCACCATGAAGGACGCCAACGACAATGAGGTCGTGTTCACCTACCTGCAGGCACCACCCACGATATGAGCTGCGAATCTCGCTGGGCCTCGCCTCTGCACATAGAGGCCGTGGACCCATACCCCTGGCACGGCCTGGTCTACCAGGTGCCGCCAGGCACTGGTCGCCCGACGATCCAGCCAAGCGGCGGGCGCGCCGCACGGCTGCTGCCCGCGCCGCCGTACTGGTACGACAACCCGGTGGCCTACGATCCGAAGGTCAGCCCCTCGCTGTGGGATATCGGCCGGCCAGACCCGCCGCAGACCGAATGCCTGGTGTTGGCTGGCGCGGAGTCGCTAGGGCGCAGGCTGGTTTTTCATACCTCGACCATTGCCCGGCTCAATGGCGTTACCAGGCGGTTCCGGATCCAGTGGGTTAACAACAGCAGCCTACAGCTATACGAGCTGCTCGCGTCGTCCGAGAGCCTGGTGGCATCCACCTCGCTGAACATCGCGGACGTGGCGGCGGGAATCACCCAGGTCATCAACCCCTTGAGCGGCCAGCCTGTTGCCAGTGCCATGGCGCCGAGCCTCGTGGCTCTGGATAGGAACCTCGATGGTACGGCGTACCTGTACGGCCTGCAGGCCAGCTACTCAGCAACGAGTGGGCAGCCGGTTCGGTTCCTGGTCGGCGTGATTGAGGTCCTGATCGGTGTGGCGACAGATGGCACGCCGACCATAGCCCGCCGGGTGGTGGCGAACATGCCCGCGGCGCTCGGGCAAACCAGCTACAGCCGCAGCTCCCAACGGAGCGCGGCTGCGATCGACCCCTCGACCGGCGCGCTGGAATTTACGGACATACCGGCTGACTACTCGACGGGGGCCGGCGCCTATCCATACCCGCATGTCGGCGCCTTCTCCGAGACGCGCGAGCGGTCTGAGCAGATCATCGGCGCCTGGTACCAGCCCGACGGCACACCTGCGCTGGTGCGCCTGAAAACCCGTTACGAACGCACCGAGACCAGCGACCCCGATGGGAGCCATGGCGAGAAATACGCGCCGGGTGACGAAACCTACAGCAAGCAGGTCTGGAGCGTTACCTGGCAAACGACGCGCACTACAAGCGCAACCCTATCCGTGGCCGGCCATACGGTGGAAGTCGCGTTGGACGACGTGCGCTCCCGCGTTGCTTCCATCCAGAGCACCGGTTTTACCCCGCCCTGGAGCGGGCAGATCGCCTACGTAGATGACGAAACGGTCGCCCAGGTGGGCGCCTGGCACAGCGACTCGGTGCGTACCGACCAGCCGGTGATCAGCGAATGGGCCTCCATCGTCAGCATCTCTGCGTCGGCCCCGCCCGATGGCGCCGTGGTCTATGCGCCCGATGAGGTGCAGTTCGGTTCGCACCTGGTAGTGCGCCTCGCCGCCACCCGGTGCGAGAAAACATTCGGCCTACGCATCGCGGCAGATGGCCAGATGCACATCAGCCCCGTCATCACGCCGGCCGGCGTGCACGGCGCGATGGCCGCCATCGCGCAGACCGCGTTCGGCTGGTCGCAGGCCGAGCTTGCCACCTACAACCCCATGACAGGCCAGACCGCACGCCAGGTCGATTACCCAGGCTGGCGCATTCAAGGCTGGTTATAGTGGGCCGCAGTGGGACACTGGCAGCACCGCCCCTGAACCAGTTCTTGGTCGGCACGCACAACCTGGCTTTTGCCTGATCTGTGCAGCGGCGCACGGGCGGCGGCCGTGGTGTTGGGCAGGATGCCCGCTCGACCAACCGCAAAAGGAACTTGCGATGGCATTTTCAGCAGGGCGCGTTCTGCGCCGTACGATGTTCGGGGTGGCCTGCGCGCTGGCGGGCGCGTACCTGGGCGCCAACCATGTGTATGACCTGATCGAGCAGGACCTGCCCGGCATGCTCGAGGAGGCAGGCTGCGTACCGCCCGCGGCGGCGCATCCCGAGCAGCCGGCTGGCCTACAGCGCCTCGAGACGTAGTGCCTCGGCGAGGTGCAGGTTGGCCAGCCGCTCGAGCTCCTGCAGGGCAGCGGCGCGGTCGCGCTCGCTGAACAGTTCAGCCTCGGCAAAATCCACCTCGGTGGGTAGCGCGTCGCGTATCGCCTGCGCCGCCCAGCCCGCCGCAAATGCCTGAATGTGAGCCTTGACCATTCCCCGTTCCTCCGGCCCGCGTCCTGCGGGCGCTTTGTTGTGGTGGGCCGTAGTCTAGGCGCATTGTCCCAGCCGCTCAGCCTGTTTGGCTGGGCGGTGCGGAATACAACTCAAAGTCGCGGTAGCGGAAAGGGGGGTAGGGCGCGAGCGCGGCGTCGAGGTGCCGCAGGCAGGTTTCGATCGCTGGCGCGCGGGCCCCGTCGTCGCCCTCGACCAGAACGTTCAGGGCATCGATCAGCTCGGCGTTGGTCGGCTCGCTGAGCAGCAGCCCGTGATGCACGGTCATGGTCTGGCCTTTGTACACCAGCCTGACCGGGTCCCGGCCGACCAACGAGGCGCCGTCGGCCAACAGTGAATTGATGTGGTTGCGCAGCGCGGTGCATTGCCGGCGCTCCTGCCGTTGAAGGTTCATCCCTGACTCCGTGGTTGTCGTGCACCAATATGGTGACACAGCTCACGTTTCGATGACATCATAGCGCCACTACCTGCATAACTTCCTGTGTGCAGCTGTGGTTTCCGGAGCCCGCCTTGTGCGGGCTTTTTTTCGCCTGGAGAAAACCATGCGGCCCCTGACCGAGCAGCAGCTGCTGCGCATCCTCCCGAACGCCCGTCCTGTCGCGGGCGTTTTTGTCCCTGCACTCAACCGGGCCATGGCGCGCTATCGCATCGACAGCCCGGTGCGGCGTGCGGCATTTCTCGCCCAGGTCGGGCACGAGTCCGGCCAGCTGCGCCGGCTGGCCGAGAACCTCAATTACAGCGCCGCCGGCCTGGCTGCGACCTGGCCGGGGCGCTTTCGCGCGGCCGACGGGCAGCCCAACGCGCTGGCGCACCGCCTGGCGCGGCGGCCCGAGGCCATCGCCAACCACGTCTATGCCGAGCGCCTGGGCAATGGCCCGGCCACCAGCGGCGACGGCTGGCGCTACCGCGGGCGCGGGCTGATCCAGCTCACCGGGCGCGACAATTACCGCACCTGCGGCGAGGCCATCGGCCAGAACCTCGAGGACTACCCCGACCTGCTCGAGCAGCCAGAGTGGGCCGCGCTATCCGCCGCCTGGTACTGGGCCCGCAACGGCCTCAACGAACTGGCCGACGCCGGCCGGTTCGAGGCCATCACTCGGCGCATCAATGGCGGCACCCACGGCCAGGCGCAGCGCCTGGCGTTGTGGCAGGCGGGGCAGGAGGTGTTGGCATGATCGGCACGCTATTTGAGCGCAGTACCGTTTACGGCCTGCTGGCAGTGCTCTGCTTTGCCGCGGGCTGGAAGGTCAATGGCTGGCGGCTGGGAGCAGGCATCGCGCAGGGCCAGGCCCAAGCGGTGCAGGTGGTGCGCTTTGTAGAGCGCAAACAACAGGCGGTAGCCGATACAGAAGGACAGAAAGGCCATGATGAACTGGAAGACCTGCGGCGCGCTGCCGCTGATGCTGGGGCTGTTGCTGCTGGGCTGCGCCGGCAAGCCGGGCGGCTTGCCACTCAGCTCGCTACCTGCAATGCCGGAACTGCCGGCGAGCGCCAGGCAAGGGCAAACGCCGCCGCAGTGTTCGCCGACGTGCTTGGAGAAATGGAAGCAGCAGGCCGAGCAATGGCAGGTCAGGCTGACAGATCCCGTTCAGCAGGGCTTACCTGTGAGCGGGTCTATGACGGACTGAGGTCGGGGTCGGGGGCGGGTTAGCGTGGCCGCACCAGATTGTAACATATACGATTAGGCATAAAAAAAAGCCGCGGAGCGGCTTTTTTTTAGCGCTAGTAATTAGCGGTTCATAATCCGGCCGAGAGCGCTGCGCAACCTCTCTTTGTCAGCGGCGGTTGGCTGCATATACTGTGCGTCGCATGGCGCGCTCAGAGCCACCGATCCTTGGGCGACCTGTTCTACGAGGTTCTTGACGCGATCATCGTGGGCCGCTGCATCTTGTATCGATACTGGGTTCTGCCCGCTAGTCAAGTACATTACCATTCCCCTTTCCATGAAGGCTGCGTTCAGGCCGCTAAGGCCAACGTCTTGAGTAAGATTGCCTGTCTGTGTAGCTAGTTCAAAAAACTTCGTCGCGCCGCCGCTGTATGGATCCATAAGCTTGGCTGTATCGACCGACCGTACTGCACAGCTGTTGCGTAGCCAGCATGCAGCAGCATGGCGTGCCCCCGATCCCGCAAAGCTAGCCACCAGTTCTCCCTCTGGTCCGGCTGCTTGGATGTCTTGGCCATGCTCGAATATCACGCTGCCGTCTGATTTGTCAATCATTAGCATCGCGATGCCCTTAAGCCCTGGATCTTCGTTGCCAGCCTGAACGGCCTCGTCGAACAAGTATTCCTTCCATGCTTGAATGACCTGCGAATCGCCAGCGAACAGAAAAACGCCATTAGCAGTAGTCACGATTTTCTCGAAGCCGCTGTCATCGACAAAGAACACAGCAAAGTCTGTATTGAACGACCAGCGGGAGTCAGTGCCTACCTTCAACGCGCTCTTGTCGTAGACATTCGTTGTCATCGGAGTTCCATTTCCTAAAAAAATTCGCGGCATTCTACGTAATTTCACGCTGATATCAAGAAGCACTTGATCAGGTTCGTCGCGCATCTGCTGCCCAGCGCTTGGCCGGGGTACTGCTCAGCGCCAGGCGCCACGGTGGCCCGTCTGATCGCGTGATCAGCAGCCCATCGACCGTGTCGATTACCTGGGTGACATAGTCCACGCTGCGGGTGAGCTGCAGGCCGTGCAGCGGATCGGCGCTGATGCAGCCCAGCAGCGTGCGGTCGCGGCTGTACAGGTGGCCCTCCGGCCCGACCGTGGCAACTAGCTGGTCACCCTCGAACACCTGGTGGTGTAGTGCCATGTGTAGCGCTCCGCCGCTTCGGCGTTCAGGCGTACATATGCCAGGTAGCTGTTGAACGCTGCCAGTGGTATGCGGTTGCGCGTCTCGAGGGTGATCTCCCCGAGCTGCAGCAGCTCGTTCGCCCGGTCTCGGAGGTCGGTGTAGTGCTCGTCTGCCAAGCCGCGCCAGGCGTGGCCGTCATGCCAGGCGGCGAGCCAGCTGTCGAGGCTTGGGCGCTTAGGTACACCTATGGTGCACCGTCAAGAGGCTCAACTGAACATCTAGCGCGACTCGGCCGAGTAGCGCTTAGCTGCAGAAATGGTTCGAGCAAGCGCTCGGAGCGAGTAGGGGGTCACGCCATTGGCCAGTTCGGCGCAGTATCGTGGCGGTGCCTGAGTCAAGGAGGACGTATGGGAACACTAGTAATCAATCGCAAATCGGGGCAGCGCATTTTCTTGCACGCCGCTTCTCAAACTGCCGCGGCGGAACTCCATCGTCAGCTGGTCGAAGATGGTATCTGGCTGCAGCTTTATCACCACGACGGCCAGGTCAGGGTGGTCATCGATGCGCCGAGCGGCATCAACGTGGCCCGTGAAGAGCTGCTGACGTAGCTTGCTGGCTAGCGCTTGGCAGGCTATCGCATCGGGTTGCGGATGTGCTCGATCAGCTGCGGACCTTCGTTTCTGACGTTGCCAACGGCGCGGTCCACTGCAAACCATTCGAACGCCTCGGCCGGCATAGCCAGGTCGCGCACGATCTCCTCGGCTCGCTCCAGCGAGAGATGCGGTTCGAGCCACTCGCGCGCCAGGTCCGCCTCGAGCACGATCGGGCGGCGATCGTGGATGTTCACCATGCCCTGGTCGCTGTCGGCCGTGATGATCACGAATCCGTCACCGTTGCGATCGGTCATGCCGGCGCGGTCCATCTGCGCCAATGCGGCGAACCACAGTGGTTCGCCGTCCTTGCGGCGGATGTAGTAGGGCTGCTTTATCTTCGGGTCCGATGGGTCCTTGACCCATTCGTACCAGCCATCAGCAGCGACCAGCGTTCGGCCGGTCGCCCAGATGTCCCGGAAGAACCGGCTGGTCGCTGCCGTTTCCACCCGCGCATTGATCGCTGGCGGGCGTTTGCCGACAGCCCAGAACGGCTGATAGCCCCACGGCAGGCGGGCCATGCGCAGGCCCGTGTCCGTCTCGTAGAAAATCATTACGCGAGACCGCGGCGCGACGTTGTAGCGGTTGATAGGCTCCGGGTCGACGCCTCCTTCGATGGGTTTGTCGTAGCGCAGCGCATCCAGATACTCGACCGCTGTTCGGTACTGCGTGAAACGACCGCACATATCCCCTCCAGCCTGCTATCGGATGGCTGTCTCTCTACATTGACCGCATGGTGTGCTCGCGGTTTACTGTACACATATACAGTAATCGCAGAGCAGTACTATGCGCACCACCATCCTGGGCCAGCTCGGCCCATCGTCAACATTCCTTCAGTACGTCGACAGCCGCGTGCCGGCCGGTTTCCCTTCGCCGGCAGCGGACTATGAGGAGGTGACGCTCTCCATCGATGAGCTGGTCGACCTGCGTACGCCGCACGTGTACCTGGTAAGGGTAGAAGGCCCCAGCATGATCGGCGCCGGCATATACGACGGCGATGTGCTGGTGGTGAATCGGGCGCTGGAGGCGCGCTCTGGCCACGTTGTTGTCGCCTATGTCGATGGTGGGATGACGGTCAAACGGTTGCAGGTGACGCCGGATGGCGTGTGGTTACAGCCAGAAAACCCGGATTACCGCGCGCTCCGCGTTACTGAGTCCCTGCACGTATGGGGCGTGGCCACTCACAATCTGCACCAGCTATGTTCGCGCTGATCGATTGCAACTCGTTCTATTGCTCATGCGAGCGTGTCTACCGGCCCTGGCTCGACAGCGTGCCGGTGGTGGTGCTGAGCAATAACGACGGGTGCGTCATCGCGCGTACGCGCGAGGCCAAGCGCCTGGGCATACCGATGGGGGCGCCGTATTTCCAGTGGCGTGACCAGATGCGTGAGTGGGGCGTGGTGTGCTTCTCCAGCAACTACGAGCTTTACGGGCAGATGAGCGCCCGGGTGATGGCGACACTGGAGGGGATGTTTCCGCGAATCGAGGTGTACAGCATCGACGAGGCATTTGCCGACCTGACAGGGATGACGGGCGACCTGGTGCCGCTGGGGCACGAGGCGCGTGAGCGAGTGCTGCGCTGGACCGGTATTCCAGTAGGGGTGGGGATTGGGCCGACGAAAACCTTGGCCAAGCTCGCCAACTGGGCGGCCAAGACCTGGCGCAAGTCCGGCGGGGTGATCGACCTTCGCGACCCTGAGCGACGGGACAAGCTGTTGCAGATGACCGAGGTAGCCGAAGTGTGGGGCGTTGGTCGTCGGCTGACCGCTAGACTGCGACCGCTGGGTATCGAAACAGCTTGGGACCTGGCGCAGTACGACGCCGCATCGCTGCGCCGACAGTTCAGCGTGGTGCTGGAGAAAACCGCCCGCGAGCTGCGCGGGATCTCCTGCCTCGAGCTGGAGGAGGCGGTGCCGCCGCGGCAGATGATTTGCTCATCGAAGATGTTCGGCAGCCGCCTGCGTGACATCGCCCCGATACGCGAAGCGGTTGTCGCCTACGTCACCAAGGCCGCCGAGAAGCTCCGCTCACAGCAGAGCTTGGCCGGCGCGCTGCAGGTGGCCATCCGCACCGGCATGCACAACCCCAACCAGCCACGTTACGCCAATGCCATCAGCTGCCCGCTGCCGTACCCGACCGATGACACCCGCGTGCTGGCCGCCGCGGCTGTGCGCGGCCTGGAGGCAATCTACCGGCCTGGGTACGCCTACAGCAAAGCGGAGGTGCTGTTGATGGACTTGCGGCAGCGAGGCGAATTCACCGGCGACCTGTTCGCCGAAGCGTCGCGCCCAGGTGCCGATCGACTGATGGCCGTGGTCGATCAGATCAATGCGCGTGAGGGGCGAGGAACGGTGCGACTCGGGCGCGTCCCGGCGACTGCGGAATGGTCGATGAAGCGCGAGATGATGAGCCAGCGGTATACGACGCGGTGGGGGGAGTTAATGGTAGTGCGGTAG